CGGCCACCCAAGCACAGGTCTACGAAAAGATCCAGAAGCATGAGGCCGAACAGCAGAAGCTTCAGGACAGTCCTCGGACCTGGCTCGAGCGTCGCGCCTCCGAGGTCCTCTCGAGCACGGTGGAGCCGCTTCCCATGATGGGCGCGGGGTGGGGGCGGGGCGCCGTCGGCGCGGCCAAGGGTGGGCTCCTCTTCGGCCTGGGCACGCTGGCGACAGGCGCCGGCGCGCCCCTCGCCCTGCCGGCGGCCGGGACCGGGGCCCTCCTCGGGGGTGAGATGGAGAAGTGGAAGGCCAGCCGGGAGTACGAGGCGGCGGGGGCCTTCCCGGACCTCCTGCAGCGCGGTGTCCCCTGGGAGAAGGCCCTCAAGTATGCCGACCTCTACGGGATGGCGGCGGCCTCAGTGGAAGGACTGGGTGACGTTGCCGCCGGGGGCGTGTTTGCCCTTGGCGGTCAGACCATGAAACGGCTCCTGTCCCTTGCCGGCGGGAAAGAGGTCATGGAGGCGCTCGCCAAGCCCACGATCAAGGGAGTGCTCGCCAAGGCGGCCACACCTCTCGCGATTGCCGGCATGGGGAACTATGCGGAGGAGTTCACGCAGCAGCATCTCCAGACGATGGTCACCCACAAGGCGACCGGCGGGGGATACTTCGACCCGTTGACGTCAGCCGAGTGGGGGCTGAACTTCCAGTCGGGATATGGGGGTTTGCTTGGCGGTCTCGCCTTCGGCGGCCCTGTCTCCGTCGGGATGATTGCGGAGGGCGCGATCCGGATCAAGCAGTCGGAGCACCAGCAGCAGGTCTTCCGGGCGTTGAACGACGCCACGAAGGACAGTGAGACGAGGGCCCGGTCCCCCGAGACGATTCAGAAGCTGGCCGAGGCGGCCGTGAAGAACGGCGCCCCGCCCATGGTCTACGCCGACGCCGAGGCGGTCCAGACGTTCCTCCAGGAGCGAAACACCACCCCGGCGCAGATCGATGCAGTGATCCCCGGCTTCTCTGACTCGCTCGCGAAGTCTGGTGAGAACGATGGGTACGTCGCCATCCCCATGGAGGCCTGGACGACCCACATCGCCGGGAAGGCCATGGGAATGGCTCTCGTGGACGACGTGACGGTCAGCCTCGACATCCCGACGCCCCGAGAATCTCGCGAGATGAAGCAGCTCATCTCCGACCCCGAGCTCCACGCCCGCGCCGCCGAGGTCCTGGCCGCCGCGACGGAGAAGCAGGACACCCCGGCGACGAGGATCTTCGCCGACTTCCAGGCGATGGCAGAAGGCGCGGGCGTCAGCAAGTCCGAGGCGAGCAAGGCCGCAGCCCTGACGAGCGCCTTCTACACGACGCTGGGCGAGCGGCACGGGCTCGACCCGGAGCAGGCGTGGGCGAGGAGGAAGCTGCAGATCCAGGGCGTGGCCGGGGAGACGGCGGCGCCGGGGGACGCGCAGTACGACCAGACCGGGAAGCTGGTGCTGAACGACGAGGGGAAGCCTCTACGGGTTTTCCGGTCCAACGCTCTTTTGGCGGCACTTTCGGGTGAGACTGCGAGTCCTGAAAGCACTGAAAATGGCTTGCGTGGTAACGCCGAACTTTTGCGCCAGTTGCTTGTAGGTCCAGCCTTCCGCTCTCAAGGTTTTAGCGGTCTCGATGCACCAATGCAGCGGGTAGTGCTCAATAGTGTGTTGAGCTTTGGACATGACCAGAAGATTCTCCGGTCTGTTGTCGAGGCGCTCCCCGTTGACATGGTGGACAGTCTCAAAGGGCAACAGTTTTCGCCCGAGAGTTTGCTCCGCGACGAAACGATGCTCCGCGACTTTCTTTCCACCCACACGGATGAAGCGATAGCCTTTTTTGTCCACATAGCCGATAGCGTCAACAAAGCCTTGCCTCTTGCTGATTCCGTAGCAGGAATGACTACAGAACGGCCGAGTACTTCCGGTGAAATGCTTGGAAGTCCACTGGCTGGAGCGAAAAAAGGTGATGCCACAGCCGGTGCAGACGAGGGGTACTTGTCGGTGTCGGTTCATGGGCCGAGCGTACTGCGTTTTATCTCTGATGTCAAGGGTTTCAACAAAGGCACCTTGGAGCAGACCCCGGTCGCCCGTACCTTCGAGGACTTCACCGCCCTCGCAGAGAACGCGGTCAACACCAGGAACCTCTCGGTCCTGGCGGATCAGCTTGGACCGACCCTCACCGAGGCCGAGGTGCCAGTCCTTCAATCTTTGGAGAAGGAAGCGAGAGCCGCGTCCAACACGGCAAGGAAGGCCAAGGATTTCAACGAAACCAACCGGCAGGCGGCGCTCGCTCAGTTCTACCGGGAGGCGGTCGAGACGGGCGCCGGGGGGAAGACTCTCTTCCAGACCGACCCTTTCCCGACGGATATGCCGCTGCCGAAAGGTGCCCCGAAGAAGCTCTACCGAGGGGAAAGCGCTCCCGGACAGGGTTCCGGGGTCTTCATGCTGGGCAAGGGCCTCTACAGCACCACGACGAAGAAGCTCGCGGCCGAGTACGGGAAGGCTACCGAGGTCGATCCGCTGGTCGCCTACCCCCGAAACCCCCTGGTCTTGCGCTCCAGGGACGCCTTCATGGACTGGGCTCTGGAGACGTCGGGGCTCAAGAACGCACGCGAGTTCAACACGAAGTTTGCGGATCCTGCGGAGTTCGTTCGCGCCCAGGGGTTCGACGGAATCGTGGCCGGAGATGTGGTGGTTCGCTATCCCTCTGAGGGGAAGACATACAAGCAGGCCCCCATCTGGTACTCCAAGCTGGATGAGGCCGCGCAGAAGGGCCCGGCCAAGGCGAAGGTCAGCGACTGGCTGAAGTTCCTGGAGGGCAAGCAGGTCCCGAAGGCTGAGATCGAATGGCGCATGGCCGGGCTGGACCCGGCGGCTTTGATGACGAAGGGGGAGGTGCAGGCGCACCTCGCGGCGAATGAGGTGCGGGTGGAGGAGGTGAGAAAGGGAGAAGGGTTAGGTATCCCCTGGAAACCACGCGCGGACGGCAAGCAAGGCAGCGAAGCGATAAGCCTTGCCGCGGGGACGTACCGAACAGGGGAAAACCTAAACGGGTGGTATGCGGAATTCGAGCACAGCAACGGAAGCGTAGACCCTCTATTTGATGAAGATGAGCAGGAGTTCTTTGCTACCGAAGAAGAGGCCAGAAACGTCGCAGCGGCACTTGGCTTTCTGTCGCCCGAAGAGGACTTTGGCACCGCGACGAACACCAAATTCGGCGCCTACAAGACCCCCGGCGGCGAGAACTACCGGGAGGTGCTGCTGACGCTGCCGGGTAACGAGTACCGTGGCGGGCACTGGGACGAACCGGGAGTGCTAGCCCACGTCAGGCTTCAGGACTTTACGGCTGTGGTGCCTGACACGGTGCAAGCCCAGGCTGGCAAAGCGGGAGCGGATCGTCTCGCCGCACAGGCCAAAGTGCTTACCGATCTCGTTGAAAGTCCGGCCTTCCAGGCGGAGGGCTTGCGCGGTCTTCAAGTCGAAGACCGAAAGGCCGTGGAGGCGGGCGTGTTCAGCGCGGCTCGTGATCCGAAGGTTCTCCGGGGCATTGTTCCGCTGATTCCCGTCGATGTGATGGACCAGCTCGTTCGAGCCGAGCTTACGCCCGAGCAATTTCTCAGCGACAAAGCGATGCTCTCGCACGCTCTTTCCGGCGATCCGAAAGCGGCGGTACGGTTCAGCGAACCCGCCGCTGCGACCGTGTTTGTACGCTCCACCGCACGCCTTGTTGCAGAAGAAGCGGGACGATCTTCGGAGGCGGTTAGGCTCCCGATACAGGGGGGTGTGGCACCAGGCGCACTCGACGTTGGGGGCTCGCATAAGACACAGCGTATCCTACTCATCGAAGAAATACAATCGGATATGCACCAGCAGGGGAGAAAAAAGGGGTACGGCACCCCTCCTGCGGCGTTCACCGTCATTGACCAAAACGGGAATCAGCGAGGACAGTTTGAGACGAAGGCCGAGGCAGAGGAGTACCTGAAAAACGCCCCTGTCTTCGTGGACCGAGAAGCCTCCACCATCAGAGAAGTTCCAGGCGTCTTTGAAGGTGTCCCCGACGCCCCCTTCAAGGGTACCGACCGCGGCGGCTGGGTGGATCTCGCCCTGAAGCGCATCCTGCGCATGGCCGCCGAAGAGGGTTACGACCGCGTAGCGTGGACGCCGGGCGAGATGCAGGCGGAACGGTACGACCTGAGCAAGCAAATCAGCAGGATCACCTACGAGGACAACTCTACCGGCGGGATGGGCCGACCAAAGCTGGAAGGCGAGCCTTCGCGGGGGACGCTCACCGCCTGGGGTCTTTCCGGGGATAAAGTGTTGGATCAGTACGTCCGAAACCCGGCTGACATCGAGAACTACATCGGCAAGGAGGCGGCGCAAAAGCTTCTGGAAGCCCAGCCTGTGGCCGGTCAGAGCGCGGGGATTGGCGTGCGGCGTCGATCGCTGGAAGGCCTTGACCTCAAGGTCGGCGGCGAGGGCATGAAGGGCTTTTACGACAAGATCGTCCCCGCTGCCGTGTCACGTCTCACGAAGCAGTATGGGGTGAAGGTGGGGGAGACGACACTCGCAGAAGCGCAAGAATCCAAGCGCGTCAAGGCTGAGAATTCTATTCGGAGGCAGACAGGAGAACCGCTCGTTGAGGCTCGCGGAACCAAGGTCCCCGCCTTCGACGTCACCCCGGCCCTGAAGGAGGCGGCGCTGAATCGGGGGTTCAGCCTCTTCCAGAACCGCCAGAACGAAGCCCGCGGCGCCATCACCTTCGGCAACGCCGGGACCGTGATCAAGCTGTTCGAGACCGCCAACAAGAGCACCCTGATCCACGAGCTGGGCCACCTCTTCTTGGAGGAGTACACCCAGGCGGCGGCCGACCCCGAAGCACCGCAATCCCTGAAGGACGAACTGGCGAAGATCCGGGCCCACCTGGGCGCGGCTGAGGGTCAGGCCTTCACGGATGCACAGCACGAGACGTTCGCCCGGTCCTTCGAAGCCTACCTCTTCGAAGGCAAGGCTCCGTCGGTGGAGCTCGTCGGCGTCTTCGACCAGTTCAAGGCCTGGCTCCTGACGGTCTACCGGTACGTCGCGAACCTGCACGTCGACATGAACCCCGAGATCAAGGGGATCTTCGACCGCATGTTGGCTTCTGACGCCCAGATCGCGGAAGCCGAGGCGTACCACACGACCTACGACGAGCTGAAGGGCGACCTCACCGCCGCCTGGAAGCTCACAGAAGACGAGCAGAAGCGCCTCCAGGAGCGCCGGGAGAAGGCGAAGTCCCAGACCCGCCGGACCCGCGAGTCCCGGCTCCTGGCTGCCTACGTCAAAGCCCTGGGCGGGAAGGCCGAGTTCGCGGCCCAGGCGAAGCAGGAGCTCGACGCGAACCCGGTCTACCGGGCCATGGACGAGCTCGCCGCCGGGCAGGGCCTCGCGGCCTCCGACCTGGACTGGCTCGTGGGGGAGGAGCAGCGCAAGGCCCTGTCCAAGCGCCGGCCGGGCCTCGTGTCGCTGGAGGGCGGGCAGGCCCCCGAGACGGTAGCCGCCGCCCACGGGTTCGCCACGCCCGCCGAGATGGTCGCCCAGATGCTCGCCGCGCCGGCGAAGGCCAGCTACATCAAGGAGCGGGTGGTTGAGCTGACGAAGCAGGCCGAAGCCGACATCCTGCGGGCTACGCAGGACCCGGCCGCCGTCCCGGCCGACGAGGACTGGCACAACGACGAGCGGCTGAAGCTCCTCCTCGAGACGATCGCCCTGGTGCAAGCCAAGCAGGGCCAGCCCGAGAAGCTGCGGGCCGCGGGGATCCGCGCGAAGGCCCTGCGGGAGGTCGCCCGGCAGAAGCTGTCCACGCTGCCCGTGGCCGAGGCCTCTGCCTTCTCCCGCTTCTCCGCGCAGGAGCTCCGAGCCCGGAAGAAAGCCACTTCGCTGCAGGCAGCCGGGAAGACCGCCGACGCTCTCGTCTGGATGCGAAACGAGGCCCTCGCCCACGCGATGGTTCTGGAGGCGATCCGGGTTCGGGACGAAGCCGCTGCGGGCGAGAAGTACCTGGGCAAGTTCGACGCATCCACCCCGAAGAGCGTCCCCCAGGAGTACCGGGACCAGATCATGATGCTCCTCCGGGCCGGGGGCTTCGCGCCGGGGGCGACCCCGGAGGACCTGACGAAGCTCGCAACCTGGCTGCACGAGCGCGAGCTCCATAACGCGAACCCCGAGAACGATGCCCTGGACATGCCGGACATCGATCCCCGGCTCTTCCAGCCTTGGACGGCAACGAACCCCCGCGGGCGCACCGGGGCCCCTGACCCCCGGCAGATGCCGGTCGACCTCTTCCAGGCTTACGTGGATGCCGTGAAAAGCCTGGAGCACATCGGCCGGGCCGAAGGCCAGCTCCTCGCAGGGGAGAAGCGGGCGGCGGTCCAGGCGGTCGTGGATGCCTGCGTCGAGGTGGCCGACCGCCAGCCCAAGCAGAAAAAGTCTACGAGCCCAGGGGCGAAGCCGGGGGGCCTCCTGAAGGGGATCTCCTACCTGCGGCGCATCGAGAACTTCTTCTACACCCAGATGGACGGGGGCACGCCCCTGGGCCCCTGGCTCACCCACTTCATCGAGCCCTTCGCCCAGGCGTCGGCCACAAAGGCCGATGTCCTGAAGCCCGTCGTGGAGGCGATCGAGGCCGCGGCGGTCGAGCGTCTGGGCAAGCAGGGGACCGATGTCTTCGCCCTGGGAGCGCTGCGGCGGCTGGCCGGGGAGCAGGGCGCCGAGGTCGTCTTGAGTCCTTGGTACAAGAAGCAGAGCTACCCTGAGCTGGGCGGCGCGACCCTGTCGAAGGTAGAGGTGCTTTGCATGGCCTTGAACATGGGCAACGAGCTGAACATCTCCCGGATGGAGGAGGGCTTCGAAGGCTGGACGCGCGAAGACATCGTCCACGTCATCGAGAAGACCCTCTCCCTGGAGGAGCTCCGCTTCGTCCAGGCTTGCTGGGATGCAATCAACCTCTTCTGGCCTCACATCGAGCAAGTTCACGAGAAAGCGACCGGGGTCAAGCCCGAGAAGGTCGTCGCCCAACCCATCACATTTCACGGGGAGGAGTTCGCCGGCGGGTACTACCCAATCACGTACAATCCCCACCAAGGATCGAACGTCTTTGGAGACCCGGCGGCCGGCAGCCGGACGGCGAAGCTGGACGCGAAGAAGACCCTGCAAGAAGCGATGGGTGGGAACGCTCTCAGCGCCTCGACCCGGAAGGGGCACACGGAGCGACGTCAGCAGTTCGGAGGCGGGCAGCAACCCCTCCTCGACCTCTCCGTCCTCTGGCAGCACCTGGATAACGTCTCGCACGACATCGCCTATCGGCTCCCCGTACGGGACGCGAACAAGCTCCTCGCGCAGAAGGACATCATCCGGGCGATCCACAACGTCGGCGGGGAGCCGATGTTCAAGGAGGTCAAGCAGTGGGTCCACGACGTCGCGAACGACTACCGCGACTCCCATACGCTGGCCTTCTGGGAGAGCTTCTTCCTCCACAGCCGGGCCGGGCTTGTGACGGTCGCGATGGGCTGGAACCTCGCGATCGGGATGGACGCGCTCGCGGACTTCTCGCTCTTCACCTCGCCCACGTCGATCGGGCCCTTCTACCTCGCAAAGGGGGCCAAGGCCTTCTGGGCGGGGATGAATGAGGAGAACCGCAGCGCTACCCTCGAGGCCGCCCTGGCGAAGTCTGCGGTCCTGCGGGAGATCAAAGACAACTGGAACCGAGACGTCCTGGATGCCACGAAGAAGTCCCTGGCCGGGAAGAAGCGGGATCGCCTCCACCTCTTCGGTTTCGCCGGGATGGTCGAGGCCCATGTCGCCACCGTCGGCTGGCTGGGGGCCTACCAGAAGGGTCTGGACACCTTCAATGGGGACGACGAGAAGGCCGTGCGCTACGCCGACATGGAGGTCCGCAGGACCATCGGCACGGGCAAGGTGCAGGACATGGCCCACGTCATGCGCCCCGGTCACCCGCTCGCCCGGCTCTTCACGATGTTCTTCGGCTGGATGAACAAGCTGTCCAACCTCCTGATGGACGCCAAAGCCCTACGCGCCCGCGGGAAGCTGTCCAACTGGGGCGTGATGGGCGTCTTCGTCTCGACGGTCCTCATGCCGGCGATCCTGGCCGAAGTCCTCCGCGGGCGTTACCGGCGACCGGACGGCGACGAGGACAAGGAGTCCTGGAAGAAGTTCGCGGCGAAGAAGGCCACGCGCGACACGGCCCTCCTCTTCCCCGGCATGGTCCCTGGAGTCCGGGATGCCGTGAACGCGTTCACCCGCATGCGGTACGGGAAGGTCGAGTACGAGATGACCCCAGCCTCCCGGCCCATCGAGGCCTCGCTCCAGCTTCTCCATGAGGCCTCCAAGGCGACGGACAAGTGGATCGAGGATGACCCGGATTGGCTGGGCGAGATCAAGCCGAAGGACGTCCTCGACGTGAGCGGGTACTGGCTGGGCCTCCCGTCCGGCCAGATCTGGAAAACATCGACCGCGGTCCTGGACGGGATCGCCAGCGACGAGATCACGCCCAACATGGTTTTGAACACCTTCCTGGGGGCTCCCCCCGGAACACGGAGGAACCGATGAGCGTCACCGAGCTCGTGCCCCGGATCCAGTACACCTCGGTCGAGGCTGCATCCTATGCCTTCCCCTGGCCCATCTGGCAGGCAACAGAACTCGAGGTCTACCAAGGCTCGTCTCTGATGCCGGGGACCGCCTATTCGGTGACGTTTACGCCGGGGCTCCTGTCTGGCGGGACAGTGGCCTTCACCACGGCGCCGGCGGCCGGGGTCCTGGTGACGCTCCTCCGGAAGGTAGAGCAGTCCCGGTCCTCCGACCTGACGACGTCCGGGCCTCTCTCGGTCGAGGCCTTGAACTCCCAGGTGGACAAGCTCACGGCCATGGTGCAAGACCTCACGGCCCGGCGTCTAGACTTGCCTGGTTGGGTGGGGGCTTCTCGGCCCTACCCCCTGGCGTCTCAACCGGGAGCCATCTTGGGGTGGGATGGTGATGGTCAACTGGTGAATCAGGTACTCACTTCCCTCACCCCGGCGCCCAGCCAGACAACGCCCGCGGTCTTCGATATCCGGGATTACAAGACCGCAGGGAACTCTTGGACGACCGCTCTTGGGCTTGCCCTCGCCGCGGCCACGAGCGCCGGCGGCGGGACGGTCCTCCTGACGACGAGTTTCGTTCTGGACAGCCCCGTCTATCCGGATTCATTCACCGCAGTGCAGGGCCTTCATCCGGGGATTACCGTCCAGATCGGGCAAGCCAACGTCGATGCTTTCAAGGTCAACGGGAAGTCCTACGTCCGACTCCAAGGCTTCCGGATTTCCGGTTCAGGAATCACCACCGGGGTGGAACGGGCGGTTCATTTCTACGGGGGCAGCCTTGGATGCCAGGCGCTTTCCCTCGGGATCTCCAACACACGGTACGGCATCCAGATCGAAGGCAACAACAACCTCGTAGACAGATGCGACTTCTCCGACATCCTGTGTGTGGACGGCGGCACGGACTTTGGCGGGTACGCGATCCTCTGCGATGGCGGTCTCCGTAACATCATCCAGCGATGCCAAGGCACCCGTATCGGTCGACATTTTGTGTATCTGAGTGCAGGAGCCTCTCACAACAAGGTTCTAGCCAACTACGTGGTGGACTGTTACAACGAAGTCTTCACGATGTACTCCCGCGGAGAGTCTGATGCGCAGCCTTGCTGCGACAGCAACTTATTCGCGTGGAATACCGTAGAGAACGTGATTGACCACCCGGTCGATCCAGACCCCGCACAGATCCGAAGAAATGGTTTCGGCTTCTCCGGGAACTTCCGCAACCTGAAGGCTATAGGCAACACGGTCATCAACGCGAAGAACTACAGCTACATGATCGTAGGGGATCAGGAGGGCACGCCAACCAATGTCCACCTGGTGGATTGCTCCTCCTACGCCGGGGCGGCCGGGCCCACGAACGCCGCGATCTACTGCGAGGGATCCAACTGGTTCCCCGCCCCGATCAACGGGCTGGAGATTGTGCGCCCCGTCGTGGTGGGCGGGGCCTCCTACGGGATCCAGGTCCTGAACGCCACCCAGCCCAACCTGATCGGCGGCCGGGTAAGCAACACGACGGATTTCTCGATCAAAGCGGGCGCTGGATGCTTCGGTCTGCAGATTGACAAGACCAAGTACGACATGGACATCGACACGGCCGACGCGACGGGTACGATCACTGCGAAGAAGCGAACCAGCGGGGCCACGGGCACGATCACCTCGGGAACGACGGTCCTTCACGGCCTGGGCTCCGTCCCGGCTGTCGTCCAGGTAACGCCCACGCTGGCCCGCACGGTTTGCTTTGTCACGAATCGGACGATGACCGGCTTCGACGTGACCTTCAACCTGGACGATGGGAACGCTGCTCCCGACCAGCCCATCATGTGGGAAGCCATCGCGGAATACGGGAGTGACTGACCCCTGGGTTGCCTGGCTCGAGCTGTGGGAAAGGCACGCGCCGCTCTCCCGTGAGGAGGCGGCTCGTAAGTCCTGCGAGCGGGATCCCTGCCCGGCGATCCGGAAGCTCCTACACCCGGAGTACCCGAGCCGGTGCGTCGGGGCACCGCCCGAGTGCGGGCGACCGTGCCCGTGGGGGTAACTATTCCTTCCTGTACCTCTTCCCGCGCCAGCCCACTGCCTGCACGGGCAAGCCACGAGCCCACTCCGGGCTCGCGGCCATGAGCTTCTCGTACGCCTCCAGGCTGCCGAAGTCCTCGTCCACCTCGCTCACAAGCTCGTCGTGGACGTGGAGGACAACCGGGTAGCCCGCGGCCTCGACGCGCACCATGGCGTCGGCCAGGAGGTCCCGGCAGGCGGCCTGGACGATGTTTTCGCAGAGCAGGAACCCCGGCGCCTTCTGGATCACCCACCGCCGGGTCACGCCGTCGACCCCGTGGTAGGTCAGTACGTCCTTCAGGTCGCCCCAGGGGGTCTTCATGGCGCGGATCTTCGGGCCGAAGTAGTAGAGGTACCGACCGCTGGGCAGCCGGCAGACGAGGTAGTTGTTGCCGACAGGGTCCTTCCACGTTCGAAACGAGACCTTCCGGTAGCTGAAGACCTTGCCGGGGCTCTCGACGGCGCTCGAGGCCGCCTCGCCCAGGGCGGCCCAGAAGCGGACGATCCGGGTGTTCTTTGCCCGCCACTTCTGCTTGATGATGTCGCACGCCATCGCGGCGTCTGTGCTCATCGCTGCAGGGTTTCGCTGCAAGAAGCCCGCGGCCGTACGAAGAGCCTGCTCCCGCTCATCCGAGTTCGCCCCGGGGAAGACGAGGGCCGGCAGGGTCTCGAGGTCGATCCCGTAATTGCCCGCCATCGCGGCGAAGGCGGCGATGCCCCCACCGTAGCCCAGGCTCAGGATCTCGACCTTGCCGACCTGCCGCTGGGCCTTGGAGACCTCCTCGTAGCCACACCCGAAGGTCCCGGCCGCCTCGACCTTGTAGAGGTCCCGGCCGGCACGGAACTCCTCCACGACGTCATCCTGCCCGGCGAGCCAAGCGTTCGCTCGCGCCTCGATCGAGGAGTAGTCCGCGCAGACGAGGTCCTTCCCCGGGCCGGCCGTGAGGACCCCACGCACGCAGCGGGAGGCCGCGGCGAAGGGCTCATCGATCAGGAGGGCCAGGCCTTCAATGTTGTGGTCTTTGAAAAGATCCAGCGTCACGTCCAGCATCTGACCCGAGTAGGAGTCCCGCGGTAGGTTCTGCGGCTGGATCGCCTTCCCGCCCCAACGGCCCGTGCCAGCCCCATTGTACAGGAAGAGCGATCGGCACCGGTGGTCGGCGTCGGCCCGCTGGGCCATGGCCGTGAACTTCCCGGTGCTCGCCCGGCCGAGCGCTTGGCGGATCTCCAGGACCCGCCGCACCTCGGGCATCACGCCGTTCGCCAACAGATCGTTGACCGTGCCCTTCTGGAGGTTCTCGGTGGGCACCCCGCGGGCCGCGAGCCAGTCGCGAAGCGAAGCCACCTGCCGGGGTGAGGCGACCCTCCCATCGGTCAGCTCGACCATCTCGGCCAGGAGCCCATCCTCGTGGGTGTAGAGTGTCTCGATGATCGAGCGGACGGCCGGCAGGTCGACGCACACGCCGCGGGCGTTGATCTCCTGGTCGACGCGCCAGACCTCCTGCTCCGAGGCAGAGAGGGGCCGCAGGGCCTTCGACAGGGCCGCCTCGGCCTCGACGTCGTCTAGGCAGTAGGCGCCCAGGCGCCGGAATTCCTCGGGGTCCTCGCGCCAGTGCAGGACGTTTGGATCTTCGTCCTTGCGGGCCGTCCTGGGCTTGCAAAGCTTCATCATCAAGGCGTGGCCCAGCATGTCCTTGCGGACGTGCAGGCCCAGGACGTTGCAGGCATCCTCGAGCTTCCGGGGGAGCCCGTGGACTGCGGCGCGGGCGGCCGTGCAGGAGCATCGGGCAAGGTCGAGCGGGGGGAACGCGTACTTCGCGACCATGAGCTGATGCCAGATCGCGCGTTCAAACTCGAAATTGTGGGCTTCGATCAGATCTGCTTGTTGGACGAATGATCGAAGTTCGTCATCAATAAGTGGGTTAAGCCTGTTGTATTCTGCCTCTGTGCCCAACAGAGCTGGGCCAACTTCACATAGACAACCATCCAGAGCAAGATCTTCTGGGGTTCCAACGAAGTGGCTGGAAGACTCCGGGTGGTTTATCCAGATTTTAAAGCTGGGCTCTCCTGGGGTAAAGTGTGGCACCCAGGGGGCCCACCAGAGCCGGGCAGGCTCGTCGTCCACCTTGACACCTAGGCAGATGACCTGCGTTGTAGGGTGGGCGGCGTACTTTGCCGGGCCTGCGGTCTTGAGATTGCAGGCGCTCCGGGTTTCGAAGTCAATCACAAGCCTCATGAGAGCCACTCCGGGTAGTAGTTGACGCCCATGTGATCTAGCACCTTCGCCATCCCGAGGCGAAACAGCACATACTTCCAGAGCTTCGGATGTGTGTCTGCAAGACGCTGAAAGCGATTCAAGCCCCTCTCTAGATGAACTCCAAAACCGCAGAAGACACAACCTGTGTTGGTACAGCCAGTTGTGGCAAGAGTCCCGTACTCCCCGATGATCTCCCCGTACACTGACGGGATCTCCACCTCGTTGTCTCTGATGTAGCGCAGCACATCCTGCTCTGTCCATATCATCAGCGGGCGAGAGGTTGGGTTCTTCTGATCGAAAGCGTTGCATCCGTAAGTAACCCAAGAATGCTCTCTCTGCTTTGAGTTGTCAGTCATGACCCCAATAACCTGAAGGTATTTGTTTTTAGAGTATCTGTGGATGGGGTCTTTCTTCATTACTTCGCAACACTTTTCTGATATAGCTATTGGCTTTTCCGTGTCAACAAACAGTCGTATCCATTTTGCAGAGCATTGTCTCATGCTCAGAAAGGACCCGGCCTTAGTAAAACCCGTTCTGCGTACCAAGATCAAATAGGCCGATTTGGAAGTCTGCAGCTCGCGCACGTACTTCGCTTGCTTCTTCGTCGTGACCGGCCAGCCGTACTTCGCCACCACGTCGGGGAAGCGCATCTTCGGCTTGATGATATCGCAGTTTGGCGTGGCGCGAGCTAGGGCGCGGACCTCCGGGTACTCCAGCCCGGTGTCCACGAAGCAGGCTTTCGTCTCGGGGTAGAGGGATCGGACGAGGTGGAGGAGCGCGCGGGAGTCCTTCCCGGCCACGCTCACGCAGAGGTCCAGGCCCAGGAGCCAGCAGCGATCCTGGGCCTCGCGGATCTTTTCCCTCGCCCACTCGATCTTCGTCTCGTGGGGGAGGCTCTGCAGGGCCCGAAGATCCGCCGTGGTTCGGGTCATCCCAGCATCTCCAACGCCCCGAGCTCGCCCTTCCGCTGGATCGCGGCCGCGCAGCGCTCGCACACCTCGATCGTGAAGCCCTTCTCGTCCGAGTGCTCCTCGGCCCGCAGGTCGTCGCCGCAGGTCTTGCACCAGAGGTCTTTCTTCTCTCCGCGGGCCTCGCCTTTCGCCTCGGAGAGGCACTCCTGGCACGGTTTGACCTCTACGATACGGCCCCCCACTAGGGCTTCCAGCTCACTCCTACACCGCCAGCACTCGACTCTCATCACACACCTCCCGGTTGAGGTCTCGAGAAGGCATCCGCCCCGCGGACACCCTCCTGATGCCTCAACGCCACGGACGATTGGCGCCTCGCCGCGGAGTCCTGCCTCTCGCGAGCCGACGTCGTTTCGGCTGGCTCATCCTCGCCCGCAAGGCACCGGGGCCGGGGCTGGGACCACCCCGGATGGTGCCGCCTCGGATGGTGCCGTCGCTGCCTCCGGTCGGCCGGCCCTTCATCAGCGCCATGAACTTCGCCACGGCACTCTGGATGAACCGGGGCTTCGCCGGCCCGGCCGCGTGGGCCTGCAGGGCCTTCAGCTTCTTCTGGAGCTTCTTCTGGGTCATGACGCGACTCCCATCTCGGTAGCGATGATGCGGTTGACCTCCTGGGGGAGCACGGCGGGAACCTGGGCCGCCGGGGTCTTCGGCTGTTCCAGGTGCTCGTACCACTTCGCGCCTTCCGGCCAGACCTCTTTCAGTCTCTTCAGGGTAGCGCAGGAAGCCAAGAGGGAACGAAGCTTACCCGCCAAGGCCTCTTTGTCTCGGTAGATCCGCCCATGGCGCCGGTCCTCGCTGTCGAGCGCCATGACCTCCCCGGTCAGATGGGCATCAACTAGAACCTCGGTGGGGCCTAGACCGGTCAGGCAGTGGGGGATGGGAAGGCTCTGCGGAAGCGCGCACTCGACGTAGTTGCCGTGCCCGTCGGCCGATGCCTTGAGGCTTACGATGATGCTACGACCTCGCGGGATGATTCGTTCCGGAAGGTTCAGCATCTGGGCCAGCAGCGCTTCTGATACCACCCGCTCGTACACCTTGAGGCCAAAGACTTTCCTGGCCTCTTCCGCCCTCTTCTCTCTGCTCTCGAAAGTATCCGCCACCACACGGCGGATAATCTTTTCCCGGTCCTGCATCGTCAGTCGCATCTTCCCCTCATTCGAAGAAAGCGGGGGCGCCTCGGGCTCCACCACAAGCCAGCGATCGGTCCTCAACAGGACCTCGTTGTTTGTGCCCCCGGCGCCCCCAGGTGTCAGTCTAGACCGCGCTGTTCCGCCAGCCATTCGGGCGATTCGACATCGATCTCCTCGCCGGGGAACAGCACGCCCTCGGTGTAGTCGATCTGGCTCTTCGGGAGCCAGTGCTCCTCGCCGTCGACCTCGACGAGGATGGCGTCGTCGGTCTCCCGCACGTACTCCCCGCTGATGACGGTCGTGGCTAGAACGGCGCGTCGTCGGGGAACGCCGCGCCCCCGTAGTTCGCCGGGTCGTCGGCCGAGCCGGCCTCGAACATGTCGTCTAGCTTGGGCCGGCCGCCGCCGAACCGCTCGCCGTCAGCCCAGAACTGCACACCGTTCAGGCCGAAGGTCACGCCCTTGTTCTCGGTGCCCGAATAGGCGTAGGGGTTCAAGTTCACCTTGGCGTAGCACCCGCCGTAGATGACCTCCTTGTCCAGGAGCTCCTGGCGCTGACGATCCACCAGGATGGGCTTCGTCGTGGTGGAGGCCCGGATGATGAAGTGCCCGGCGTACTCGGGGTTCTTCTCGACCAGGGGCACGCCTTGGGAGTCGGCCGCTTTGTCGGCATCCTTGATCGGGCTCTTGTCGTGGCCGATCATCGGGATCCGGGGGGCCTTCGCCGGGTCGGGCCACTTTTCCGCGTGGCATGCCTTGGCGAGGTCGTGGAGGGTCTTCAGCGCCGCCATCTGCTCCTTGTTGGCCTTGTCGAACAGGAGGACGACGCTGTACTTCGGGGTCTGGCCCGCGGTCATCGCCCGCGGGGTGAAGAGCGAGTTGGTGTAGGACAGACGGACAGGGGGCGTGGTGATGGCGTTTCCCATGGGTGCTACTCCTCTTCGGCTTCGAACATGGTTTCTACCCCGGCCGGGAGAGCCGGACGGTTGTCGGTCACAGGGGCGATCGACACGCCCCGCTTCTCGGTCACGAGGTCGGCGAAGGTCTTCGGGTCGTGGCCCAGGCTCTTTAGGGTCTTCTCCATCTGGGCGGGAGACTTCAGCTTCGGCTCCTCGTAGATACTCTCACCCAGGAGGTCCCCCGCCTTCAGCTCGACGGCGTCGGGGTCCAGCCACTTCCGGGTCGCCCGGCCGGCCACGAGCTTGTACCCGCAGGATGGCCCGTTCTTCCCCAGGTACTCCTGCCAGGAGGCCTTCACGCTCTTCAACCAAGGCTCGAGCACCTTATCCGCAACGGCGTAGATCTTGGCGAGCTGGTCTGGCGTCAGGGTCGCCGGGTCCGGCGGCTTCGCGACCCCGGTGGGGACCGCCGCGTCGTCGAACATCAGATTTGCCGCCTGCAGCGACGTGCGTCGGGCTTCCTGGCATACGTCCAGGGCATCGCACCAGCGGCACCAGGCGCCGGCGTGGAGCTCCGCGCCATCCTCCATCGTGGCCTTGGCGCCAGGGATCAGGACCGTCTCGCCCCACTCCAGGAGCTCCTCTACGGCCATCCGGTAGGAGCGGATCGGGCCGTCGTGGTGGGGCGCCCTGGGCTGGACGATCCCGATGTCGACCTCCTCGACCCCGTGGAGGTTCCGGTGTCCGACGGCGCCCAGGGCGTAGATGCCCAACTGGGAGTTCAGGCCTTCGGAGTCGAAGACCTCGACCGGGACGCCGGCCCCGTGTTTGTAGTCTCTGATGTACAGACACCCCAAGGGCTCGATGGCTACGAAGTCCCCGGTGCCGAAGCCTTTCGGCACCCAGTAGGTGAGGTCCAGTTTGGCCTCCAGCTTGACCGTGGCGCCGACGAGCGTGCCCTGCAGGCGGGTGATCTCCTCAGTGTAGCAGGTCACGGCATCGACCATCTCGGCCGTGGCCCGGAAGAGGCGCTCGCCGCCCTTGATCATCTCGCCCAGGAATTTGGACGGGAGGACGCCCTCGCGAAGCGCTCGCTCGCCCAGGGCGTGGGCCGCGGTCCCCTCGTCGGCGTAGACGGAGCCGGGCTTGCGGGGAACCGTCGCGCACAGTTGCGGCGCTCCGGGGCAGTGAAGCCAGCGGTGAGAGCTGGATGGCGAGAGCTTCGCGTGGGCGGTCATGCGGTGACCTCGTCTTCTTCGCTTTGGCCGGCGTGCCGGCGGTTGTTTTCCAGGAAGTGCTCCAGGCAGTCCGCGCAAGGGTACACCCCTACTCGCGGCGCTCCGTTGTTGTCACTCATGTGCCGGACTTTCAGAAGAACACCACACCGGGCGCAGTGGTGTCGAACATCCAGGGAGCGCATCGCGAGACTCTCCAGGCGGGCGCCGAGTCGTTCCAGCTGATAGCCCGCCGCCTGAACCGACCGACGCATCCGGACGATGTCCATGGATCAGATCCGGCCCGCGACGACGGCCATGACGGCGGCGTACTTCTCGACGGGCAGGTCCTTGAAGGCCTTGACCCCGCCCTGGTCCTGCAGGACCTTGAACACGGCCTCTTTGCTTTCGGCGACCATCAGCTTCTGCAGGGCAGCGAGGACCTCCTCCTTCGTGTAGGTCTTGGCGGGCTCCTCGGTGGCGCCGCCGAAGGGATCTTCTTCTGTCGTGGTCTCCGGGAAGCCGCCGGGCTCCGTCTTGGCGAAGGTCGTCTCGGGCTTCCCGAGCACCTTGGCAGCGTCGGCATCGGCGCGAGCATCCCAGTCCTGGAGCTGCTTCACGATCGTCGCCGACCGGGTTCGGGCCGGGACCGTGATCCCCCGCTTCGTCGCGAGCTCCACGAGATCGGCATACTCCTTGGACGCGTAGTCCCTGTCGCCGCCGGGGGCGAGGTTGGCGGCGCTGCGGAGCTCCTGGGGAGCGACTTCGTCTGACTCGTCGGCCGATACGCCACGGGCAGCCGGGGGCAGGTCCGCGAGGGGGAGCTTCGACAGGCGCTGCAATGATACCGCGAGGACCTCGTGGGCGGTAACGAAGCGCTCCAGCAGGGCGAAGATCTTCTCCATCATGCTTCTTCTCCTTCTTGAGTGAACATGCGTTTGGCGGCCCGCAGCCGGGCGGCCTCCTGGTAGATCTCCTTTGTGAGGTCCTTGGGCACCCACAGGGTGACCCGGACGAGCCCCTGCTCACGGGCTCTGGCGTTGCTCTCCTTCACTCTCTCTCGTAGCGGCTTCGTCACCTCCTGTCTCCTTTGATCTCGATGTCCACCTCGTGGATGTGCCAGTAGCACCGCTCCCGATACTCAGCCCCGGTGGAACCATTTCCGCCGCGCGCATACTCTGCCTGGGCGAGCGTCTCCTTGCGAGCACGCGCTTCCTCTTCGGAGAAGCCCACCAGCGCAAGCTCGACGCTGTCGTTGCAGCAGATCAGCTGGGCTTTCGTCATTTGCTCGCTCTTCTGCTCGAGTTCGCGGACCAGTTGTTCTGCGTGGGCGAACCCGAGCCCGTGGGCAAGCCAATCCGCTCGCGGGAGACCAACCAGTTCGCCGTCAGCGTAGAGGAGTCCGCCTTTCGTCGTCACCTGCATCGCTCGTCCTCCTTCCGTTAGCAACTAACCAACACCGCGAAGACTACCGTTAGCCACTAACTCTGTCAAGCACCTTTTCGATGGACTCCGCTTTTTTCGCCGCGGCGCCTAGGATGTACGCGTCCAGGCTCTGCTCCACGACGACGAAGTGAATCAGGACCCCGCGCGTCTGGCCGATGCGGTGGCACCGATCCGCCGCCTGGTCGTTCTCGCCCGGCACCCAGGAGGCCTCTGCGAAGACCACGTCGGCGCTCGCGGTCATGGTGAACCCAGTCCCGGCCGCCGTGAGCTGGCCCAGGAGGATCCGGCAGTTCGGGTCCTCCTGGAAGCGGTCGACCCGGTCCTGCTTGTTTCCGACCCCACCCATGACGACGACGGGGTGGTGCTTCGCCAGCTTCTTCTCGAGCCGCGCGAGGACTTCCCGGTGGTAGGCAAAGACCACGACCTTGGGGGCTCCCTCGTCCAGGAGCCCGACGGTGTACTCGCAGACCTGGGGCACTTTCGCGATCCCCATCTCTTGCCGGATCTCGGGCAGGGCCGAGCCGAAGGGGACACCGTGGTGGAGGATCTCCTTCGCGTCGAAAGCCCGCTCCCGCTTCAGAATCAGCTTCTGCTCCCCCGTGGGTGCGAAGGTGACCATCCGGTAGGCCTTCGGAGGCAAGTCCTTCAGGACGTCTCGCTTTAAGCGCCTGACCATGAACCCGGAGCCTCTCAGGCGCGTGTAGAGTTCCTCCTCCCGCTTCGATCCCCTGATCTTGTTGTCGGCGTCCAAGATGCAGAAGCGCTCCGCGAACGGCCACTGCTTCAGGTGGTCGATCACGTCCGGGGCGCAGCGGTAGAGTGGCGCCCAGAACTCGAAGGAGCGATTGGGGATGGGCGTGCCGGTCAGGAGCAGGCTGGGTGCCCAGAAGACAAGGCCGCGCCAGCCTTGTTTGGCGTTGCCCAGGATCGTCTGGGTCCGGTTCGCGAGAGGGTGCTTGATATACGAGCTCTCATCGATGATCACGAGGTCCGGCCGATGATCCTTCACCTCGTCTGCCAGGTTGTAGGACACGACTGCGGAATGGTGATCGTTGGCGCCCTTGCGGTTCCGCACGATCGAGAGACCTTTGGAGTGCATGTGCCAGCGCTCGAGTTCGCGCGCCCAATTCTCCTTCAATGCCGCCGGGCAGACCACGAGGAGATTCTTCATCCCCAAGGCGTTCGCCACGCCAATCGCCTGGATCGTTTTCCCTAGGCCTTGCTCGTCGGCCAGCATCAGGCTCTTCCGGCCGGCCCGGTACTGCCGCAGGAGGTGATCGATCCCCGCCTCCTGGTAAGGGAGGTAGCGGCGCCCAGCCGGCGCGGGGATCTCCCGGCTCACGAGGAGGTTGTCTGCCTGCTGGGAGGAGAGGATGTTCAGCTGGACGCGCTCCAGGATTGCCTTCGCCTCCTCGTTGGCCGCCTGATCCCGCAGTGGGTATGCGATGTACGGGCTCCCGGTGAACCACAGCTTGTCGCTCTCGCTCCAGGTGAACCCGGCGGCGCGGGGCCGGTCACGGTCTTCGAACCGGCCGGCCCAGATGAACCGCTTGGTGGCGGGATGGTAGAAGAGCACGTCAGAGTTCCCCATAAATGTCGAAATACGGGGCGTGATACTTCGATCTGGACTTGCGAACCAACTGATAGTCCGCGCCTTCTCCCGCTTCGTTGAACCATGCACACCCAGTTGCACGTTCGTCCGACACCAGAACGTTTATGGGCATCCACGGATTCATACCCAGCCACAGCTTGCATAACCTGCTGGGCCTGCCAGGAATAAAAGCCGTGAAAGTACGCATGCCAACTATCTGGAATTCATATTTGAGCTTCTCACTTCCATGCTCGTTCGCCATCCAGTATTGTCCAATAGCGAAGCGTTTGTGATGTCTCTTCTCGGGGATGAGGATCTGCGGGTCAAACGGTGGTTTTGGCTTGCTCAGCGCCCAGGTCTGAGCCCGAGCATCACCCTCGGAACGGTAGGTATTATAGCGTTCAAAGGCGCCTTCTTGTCCGATGATAAGCTTTCCCGTTTCGTCTTTGCCATGAACAATGAAGGGGCCTTTCACTTCCCCGTTCTTGATGATCCAGCGCAGCTCGTGGTGGGTCAGGATGACATCGGTTCGGGCCATCAGTTCACCCTATCCTCTGCCAGTGCCGCTGCCCGCGCCTCCTCCAGCCGTTTCTGGTACACGGCATAGTCCTCCGTCGTCAGGGTCTCGACCCGGTTGAAGTCCGCGAGGACGTGGAGGTAGGGTTCCGGCAGAACGCGCGACCGCCGGTGCAGCGTGAGGCCGAGAAACTTGATGGTCATGACATGGTCCTCCTTCATCAGGCATACCACTTAGCGATGTCGTCGAAGGCCTCGTGGACCTCCTTGCTGTTGATGAACTCCAAGAGAGCGGCGTCTGCTTCCATGTGGGCGCGCTCAGAGTCGCCAAGACCTTGGAGCTTGACCAACCGCTCCACGAGCTTGGCCTTCGTGTTGCACCGGGTCTGCCGAAGGCTCTTCTCGTGAGCCTGCGCCTCGGCGTAGGTACCGAAAGTCAGCCCGTCGTTTGTCGTCCAGGTACGCTTCATGGTGTTCTCCTCCTTCTAAGTTGCGCGTCCAGGACCTCCTCCGCGCGCCGGGCCGCGGCGTTGCGGGAGAAACCCTGCGACAAGTACAGGGCGAAAAGCCGGTGCCAGGTGTCGTAGGCCTGCTTCACTGTGGGGTCCATCGGTCCATCTCCTCGATATCAGGGATCGCGCGGGGATCGAAAATCTCGATCTCCGGGAGCTTGCCGAACTCGGCCAGGACCTGGGCCTTGACCTCCTCCAGCCGGGGCTCGAGGTGCTCGTCCCAACACTTGGCGCAGACGACCTTCTGCGCCCGGCCGCCGACGGCGAAGCTGACGGCCTTCGGGCCGTCGAGAATCGTGGAGCACCGGGCACAGAAGATCTGGCGAAGATGTGGAGGCGGAGGTTCATGACCTGGGCGAGCTGGGTGAGCATCGAAGGCTCCTTTCAAGAGAAGGGGACGGGTGGCCTCAACGGCGTCGAGATCTTCCTCTCAGCACGCCCGTGGCGGGCCGCGCCATCCCCGAAGGTTTACCCGAGAACCAGGACACCCTGGCGGCTCGCGGTCAGGAGCCAGTCGACGTGAGAGGCGAAGCCTTTCCGCCCCGGAACGTATCCGACCTCGCGGGCTTGGTGGCAGGCGGCGCGGAAGGTGGGCATCGTGCCCTCGTAGAGGGCCTTGTTTTCCAGCCGCTCGAGCTTCGCGATCTCTTTCTGCTTGGTCGTCGCCATCTCTCGTCTCCTTCTCTCAGGTTGTGTTAGCCGCTAACGCACCCTACATTACCCGCCCGCTTCGGCCCTGTCAATACCCCTGACCAAACTATTTTTTGACCTCGGATGCTTTTCTGGCGGGGAAAAATCACCGGTTTTTTCTGTTCTTGACAAGAACACGGGTGCCTTGGTAGGTTGACCGGCGAAAGGAGGAGACCCGTGACCCACTACCGGAAGCTGATCGCTGCCACCATCAAGGAGATCCGCCGCGCTCGCGGTATCACCCAGGAGGAACTCGCGGAGCTCTACAACGCCACCTCCCCGAAGACCCTCACGACGACGCGAGGCGCCGTCGCGAAATACGAGGTCGGGTTGGCCGAGTGCCCGGCGTCGAAGTTCCTGAAGTTCCAGAGGCTCGCATGAACGCGCCGGGAGGTGTGCCCCCTGTCGGAACGAGGATTCGTTTCCTGAAGACCTTAGAAGAAGCGCCAAACGAAGCTCACCCGTGGGTCATGTTTGCTTGTGCAGGGGAGCGCGGAATCATCACCGGGCACGGAACAAAAGAGGGGTACTGGGCCAGAACGGATAGCTGGCCGGCGCCTTTCGGCCTGGCGCCCGATGAGTTCGAGGTGCTCCCGTGACCGCCCTCGACACCGCCCTCTCCTACGCCGAGCGCGGCTGGTACGTCTTCCCCATCCAGCCTCTCGGCAAGCACCCATACCCCCTCTTCAAGTGGCGGGCCCTTTCCTCCAACGACCCAACCCAGATCCGCCGTTGGGCGGCCGATCCGCGATTCGCGAACTGCAACTGGGCGCTCGACTGCGGGAAGTCCGGCCTGATCGTGATCGACGTCGATGTGGACGTCGAGAAGGGCAAGGACGGCTGGCCGACGCTCGAGACCCTGCCCATCCTCCCCGACACCCTCACGATCGACACCCCCCGCGGGGGCGGGCACTTCGTCTTCGTCGGCGTCGGGCCGAACACCGGGCCGGACTCCCCGAACAAGCTGGGTCAGGACATCGACACGCGCGGGGAGGGCGGGTACGTCCTGATCCCAGGATCCCGCACCGCCCAGCGGGCCCGGTACAACCTCCGGATCGACCTCCCGCCGGCGCCGGCCCCGCAATGGGTGCTGGACCGCCTGGGCGAGGCGCCGGTGAAGCGGGCCGACCGGGTCCAGGCGATCTGTGAGCTGGACCTCCCCGAGAACGTCGACCGGGCGATCCTCTATCTGAAGGATGTGGCGCCCGAGGCGGTCGAGGGCCAGGGCGGGGACCAGACTACGTTCAAAGTGGCCGCGCACCTCCGGGATCTGGGTCTTTCCGAGGACCGCGCCGTGGAACTCCTCCTCGAGCACTGGAACGAGACGAAGGCCCGCCCGCCCTGGTCTCCCGAGGAGATCGCCCGGAAGGTCCGTAACGCCTGGTTCTACGCCCGCGACCGGCCCGGCAACGCGACGGCTGACGCCCTCTTCCCTGGCGAACCCATCGCCAAACGCAACGGCAGCCTCCGCAGCGCCGGGGACTTGCGGATCGCGAACATCAAGCCGCGGGAATGGATCCTGGGCTACCGTTACCTCCCAGGCTTCCTGACCGTCACCGTGGCCCCCGGCGGCGTGGGCAAGTCCCTCCTCACAATCTGTGAAGGCCTCTCGATCGCGAGCGGTCGCAAATGCACGTACGACGTAGTCCACAAGCGCTGCCCGGTCTGGCTTTACAACATGGAGGATCCCTACGACGAGCTCGAGCGCCGGGTCATGGCGGCGATGCGCCATCACCGGATCACCGAGACCGAGGCCCAGGAGTTCTACTACACGTCCGGCCACGATCAGCCCATTCGCTTCGTGATCGAGAAGGACCGCCAGCTCCACATCAACGAGAAGGCCATCCAGTACGTGATCAACGAGATCAAGGCCCACGGGATCAAGCTCCTGATCCTGGACCCTTTCGTCCGGATCCACGGGTGCGACGAGAACGACAACACCGCTATCGACCTCCTGATGCAGGTCCTGACCCGGATCGCCAAGGTCACCGGCTGCGCGATCTCGCTGGTCCACCACACCCGGAAGTCCAAGTCCGGCTCGACCCGCGGGGATGCCAACGAAGCCCGCGGCGCCTCCGCTCTCATGTCGGCCGCCCGCATCGCCCACACGGTCTACGGGATGTCCGAGAAGGAGGCCAAGGTCTTTGGCGTGCCGGCCGAGCGGGCAAAATGGTTCGTTCGGCTGGACGACGCCAAGGCCAACCTCGCCCCGCCCATGGGCGAGGGCAGATGGTTCGAGAAACAGAGCGTGTTCTTGACGATCGATTCGACGGAATCGACAGGCACCCTCGCGCCGGCCGAGCTCGACTTCGTGGTGGAGGACAAGCAGGAGGCCTTCGTTCAGCCTATTCTGGACTGCGTGATGCCGGACAAGCCTTGGACCCTCTACCGGCTGGCCGAGGAGATCGCAAACTTTGACGAGTTCAATGGGATGAGCCGCAAGGCCATTGAGACCAAGATTGCGGAGGCGTTCGACAAGCCCAGGGTGAGGCCCGGCCTGATCTACCGGTTGGAGAAAATTCCGGGGGAAAGAGGCAAGCCGGTCCTGGGGATCGTGTGCGACCTGGCCCGCAAGCCCCGGATCACCGACGACGAAACCTTGCTGGAGGCCTGAGAGGAGAGACGCTTTGATCTTTTACGACAGCCCTTTGGGGCGGATTCACCATGGCGACAGCCTCGTCGTGCTTCCCACGCTCGAGGCCGAGTCGGTTGACGGTATCCTCACCGACCCGCCCTACGGCCTCGGCTTCATGGGGAAGGAGTGGGATATCTTCAAGGCGGGCGACATCGCTATGCGGCGCAATCCGCAAATGGATGCCGTGAACACTGGTGCGTCGAAGCAGGGGGGTCGGCAAAGAGCCTGTGCCGATTATCAGAAGCGGCAAGCCAGGGACATGCGAGCGTTTCAGGAGTGGTGCGAGGCATGGGCGGTTGAGGCTTTTCGCGTAGCGAAGCCCGGCGCCTATCTCTTGGCCTTTGGTGGCACACGCACCTTTCATCGGCTTGCTTGTGCCATCGAGGACGCCGGGTGGGAACTGCGTGACACGATCATGTGGGTGTACGGGAGCGGATTCCCGAAATCGCTGGACGTGTCCAAGGCCATCGACAAGGCGGCCGGGACAGAGCGTGAAGTGGTCGGCAAGGGACCGAAGCTGAAGAGCATGGCGGGGCACGAGCCTTCGGCCGGCCGTCGCTACACAGAGAACGGGGGCACCTCCTTTGCCGCCCTCCCGGGGGCTCGGAGGCTCGATTCTGGCAGTGCCGCCCGGTTCTTCCAGGCGTGCGAGTTCGCCCCCGAAGAGTTGGAAGGCCAGCGATTCCTGTACTGTGGCAAAGCCCCAACCAAAGAGCGCAGTGTCTACTTGACGTGCGACTGTGAAACAGTTAAGCTGTCGGCATGGGTAAAAGAGGACCGAAGCCAGCCCGGGCAGACGGCTGCCACGTCACCGCCAAAGGCTACCTGCGAGGGAACTTCGCCGGACGCCTCCGACTCCAGCACGTCGTCGTGTGGGAGCGAGCCAACGGTAGAATCCCCCCCGGATTCAGCCTCCATCACATCAACGGGGACAAGACCGACAACCGGATTGAAAACCTCCGCCTTGTGGGGGCCGCAGAACACAAGCGACTCCACAGCGGATGTGAAGTCCGAGACGGAGTGTGGTTCAAACCCTGCCGATTGTGCGGAAGCCTTTACCCCATCGACGTCGAACATTGGTATATCTCCCCGGAAGGTTGGCCCTTGTACGGGCGTTGCCGTTCCTGCCACATCGCCGTTGTCATCAGAGACAAGAAGGTGCGTCGTTTGCGGCGCGACGGTGCGTAAATCAAACCATCCGACGGTCAAGCCCCCAGCCCTCATGAAGTACCTCGCCAAGCTCATCCGGCCCCCGACCGAAAGGCCCGTGCTGCTGGACCCGTTCATGGGCAGTGGCACAACGCTTTGTGCGGGAGCTGAGACAGGCTGGTTCACTTACGGGGTAGACCTGGAGGAAAGTCACGGCGAGATAGCGGTGAACCGGCTAGAGGGCTTGTTCTAACCACCTGAAACCTCGCCAAAATGGCGAAGAAAGAGAGGGCATCATGGGTCCGGAGGTAGAGAAGCAGGAGATTGGCTGCGACTGGGTGGTGAAAGGACATTGGTGGTTCTGCCGGGTTTGCGAGCGCTACTCAGCTTTCTGTCCTTCTTATGACAAGCAACCTTCCTGCCCTGGAAGAAAGGAGAAGCCGATGCGCCACCACACCTGGGTCATGAACAAAGCGAGTGGAGTACAGTGCGAAAATTGCGGGGCAGAGATCACACCAGATAAGGTGAAAGAGGGAGTGCCTATCGGGCCATGCGAACTGAAGCCAGAGATCCAGGAGGCAGTCAACTCCTGCTTGGAGAAATCTCCTGTCGGCCTTCGCCCCCTTGCCCTCGTGGTCGACGACCGCATCCAGGAGATCCTCGCCGCCTGCACGCGCTACGCCGAGGCCGGCAAGACCATCCCGGAGGAGTGGATCACCGAACTCGACCGCCTGAACAAGGCAAGGAGCCTGAAATGACCAACGCCGAACGAGTCGCGAAGGCCGTCACGCCCATCGGAGCCTGCCCCGGTAATGACGCTGCCGGGGGCTACGTCTCCTCTCCAACCGAGGCGGTGATGGGCATCACCAACGGTCTGCTCCGAATCGCAAACGCCTTAGAGGATGTGGCAGCAGCCATCAGAGACGGAGGACGAGTATGAGCGCCGACGACGGGATGGACGCCCTACCTCTTGAGGTGCGAGCGAAACTGATGAGCGACGGGATCGACTGGGAGGCCCGCGCCAAGGCCGCTGAGCACTCCAACAAGGTCCTGACTGCAGCCCTCGAGAAGGCCCAGAAGCGCCTCGCGGAGGAGGACACGGTCTGGAACAAGGACGCGCGGGCGGCGCTGCAGGGGTTGTTGGCTTCTGGCAACTGGGAGGACCCGGAGGAGAACCTCACCGAGACCACGCTGTACGCCGACGCCTTGGAGAAGCTTCGACAGGCCCGCCCATGAGACGCCTCGCCGCGCTCCCGTCGGGCAACGCCCGCCCCCGATTGTGGGGCCCCGCTCTACCTGAACCACACGAAGACGACGAAGTCCTGCCGGTCGCCGGACCCCAGGAACCCGCTGCGCTGCTGCCGGCACTTCCACCTGCTGGTCTTCCCCGGCCGCCCGGAGGAGACCTTCCCGCTGCGAGCGGAGATCAGGAGGGTAGGAGGATGACCGGCCCGGCTTTCAACGACCGTCTTGCCATCCTGGGTTACTGCAGCCGCGCCGCCCAGGCGAACTTCCTGGGCGTGTCCGAGCGTACCGTGGACCGCTTCCGCGCCGAGGGACCCTCGCCCATGGCGCGGCGGCTCCTGGAGGCCCACAATCTCATCTCTGAACTGAGGAAAGGGAGACCCGCATGATGCCCACCGTCTTCCGCTATCGCTACCTGAGCGATCTGGGTTACGTCGTGTACCGGCACCTGTGGACCGAGGTGCGCGAGCTCGAGGACCTGCTGCGCGGCATCTGGACGCTCCGAGAAGCGGTCTTCGTGGAAGAGGCGGCAGCCCAGGATTACTGCCACTACCGGAACCGGCTCCTCCAGGAGCACGGCACCGACCTCGTTCCACCCATCAGAACCGATCGTCCGCACTGGCGCCGGCGGCCGGAGCACAGGCTATATTGATGACCAGTTTGGTAATTTACGCTCAGGAAACGCACTAAGTCCGTTGAGCTGTACGCTTGTGAATGGAGACATTCTTAGTATGTGTTTTCACAATCACAAACGCTCAACCTGTGAAATGCCGGGTCGCCGGGGCATCCGGGGGCCAAAACCGTTGGCAAAACACGAGTTAGCCACTAACGGAAAGTTAAGGATGCCTAAGATGAAACCAGCCACTGGAGCCGCAAGTAAAGCGATAGCTGCTAACGTGGAGGTTAGTTTTCACCGAAATTCTTGCCTGATCCTACGAGAGGCGGCTAACATGCCAAATTTCACAAAGTCTGTTAGCTACCAACAGGAGATTGTGAAAAAGTGCCACGCCTGCACACTTTGTAAGTTCACGTCGTCACTACTATTCCCCGCTATTCCCGCTTGTGAAGTGCCATTTTCGAGGCTGAGGGGGTCTAAGTGTGCGGAATCATTGAGGACGAAAATTCAAGGCCTGGCCCCGTCTTTCGCCAGCGTCCGGATAATCTGCTACAATTATGTCGTATTCCGCGACGGAATAGCGTGGGAATAGGCCGCATAGGGCGGAAATCCAACATAATCTGAAAATTCTACCGATGAGTAAAATTCCCTATTCCGGCGTAATTTGTCAACAAAAAATAGCATTCCCTAGTATTGTCGAATAGTTAGAGCCCTATTCCCTATTCCGGCGGCGCTTATAGGGGGTTTTTGGCTACCGCCACCCCCTATTTCGCGCCTGCAGCGCATCCCCCTTCAACCGTCTGGCGCACAGGGTGCTGCGCCGGACAGGATGGCAGAGCAAAGCTCGTGCCAGAAAGGACCAACCCGATGGGAAAAAATCTCTTGGCCGAAATCCAGGTCGCGCGACAGCGGGGCGAGCTCCTCGGGCCTCTCTGCGAGAAGTATGGGGCTGAAGCGGTAGTCAAAGCCCTGGGTGTGAAGCACGTCGCCGTGGCGTTGGGCGTGCAGGACGATGAGGATGCCCGAGAGGTGCTCGACGACCTCCTGGAGTGGGGCCAGGAATGAGCCTCTACACGGTGGGAGTGGACCCTGGGAAAACGGGCGCTGCGGTGCTACTCTGCGACGGATGCTGGTGCGACGTCGTGGACTGGACGACCGGGCCCGAGGTCGCGCGGACGGTGGGCTTGTGGCTGGATCTCTACGCCGTCGACCTCGCGGCTCTCGAGGACGTGAATGCCCGGCCGACGTTCCGGGAGGGGCAGCGGATCCAGATGGGCGGGAAATCGGCCACGACGTTCCTGAAGGCCGCCGGCTGGTGGGAAGGCTTCCTGGACGCCAGGGAGGTGCCGTGGCGCCCCGTGGCAGTCGGGGTGTGGACGCGAGGGGTGGTCCCGAAGAAGAGCGGACCAGCGGACAAGCCTGGGCTTCTCGTCGCGCGGCGTCTTTACCCGACGGCGCCCTTGCACCTGGCGAAGCATCACAACCGCGCTGACGCCGCACTGATCGCCCGATGGGCGTGGATGCAGCTCACGGGTCGAAAGGAGGAGGAGCGTGGATGCTGAGTGGAAAACCGAGTTCAAGAGGCTCCGCGATGAGATCCGCTACCTCGGGCATGCCGTTGCTCTTCTTGGGAGAAACCCGGCGGAAGGCCTTCCTGGAGCGCATGCAGACGCTGGGGTGGGGAAGGCTGTGGACAGTGAAACGCCCGACACAATACCACGAGCAGGAACCTCGGGCCTTCGACAACGGAGCCTTCGTGGCCTGGAAGCGGGGCGAACAATTCCCAGGAAGTGCCTTCTTGTCGCGGATGGGTGCTGCTGCGTCTGTCGGCGTTCCACCCTACCTTGCGGTCACCCCGGATATTGTGGCGGGTGGGCTTGACAGCTTGGCGTTCAGTCTAGCTTGGAGGGATCTGCTGCGGGATGATTGGCCTTGGTATCTGGCCGTGCAAGATGGGATGCGGCCGAAGGATGTGCGCACGGTGTTGCATCAGTTTGCAGGCGTGTTCCTAGGTGGCACGGATGCGTTCAAGGAGACCGCAAAGGATTGGTGCTCGCTGGCCCATGATTGTGGAGTAGCTTTTCATTACGGTAGAGCGGGAACCCCTAAGAAGATCGACAAAGCGGTAGCTTCTGGAGCGGATAGCTTAGATTCAGCATTCCCGTTGTGGACCGTGGAGCGTTTTGATGGTGTGGCTTCTATGTGGGAACCCTTTTGACCGGGAGGGACCGATGAGCCTGGAATCCAGACGAGAGGAGATCGCGTTGCGCGGGGAGCGCCTGCTGAAGCTGAAAGAGGCGGGCCTCACGGCCACCGAGCTCGCGCAGCACTACGGCCTGACCCGAGATGCGGTCAACAAGGCACTGACGCAGGCGCGTAAACGGCGGGCGGCCGAGAAAGCGTTGCACCCATTCAGTCTGGAGCCGCGAGCATGACGGAGCTAGATCCACATGGCAAAGCGCCGCACACCCCAGGCTGTAAACTGGACGCGCACAAACGCCGGGTTGATCTCCTCTTGGGCTTCTCGCGCGCCCTGGAGGCTGTGGCTGACGTTCTGACCCACGGGGCCGAGAAGTACAGCCCGAATGGCTGGAAGAGCGTGCCGGACGGCGTGGAGCGCTACACCGCGGCGATGCTGCGTCATCTCCTGGCCGAGGGGAGAGGCGAGGAGCGGGACCCGGACAGCGGGTTGCCTCACTCCTGGCATTTGTGCTGGAACGCTCTCGCAAGGCTTGAGCTGATGCTTATGCGGATCGAGGAGGAGACCAAATGAGCAGTGAGACCGTGGCGCGGGTCTTGCGAGATGTTGGAATCGTGGCCCAGAAGAAGGGAAACCAGCTGCACGAACAGCTCAAGCATCTCGACCCCGCAGGGCGCCCAGCAGTTGAGACCCGAATGTGGGCACTGTGGGACCTGGCCGCGGTGCTCACCGAAGGCACTCAAAGCTGGCTGCCCCGAGATGGCTGACCCTGCCCGCACGCCGTCCCGCACGTTCTCTGAGCGCCGGGAGGCCGGACGTGCCGCCTGCCGGGAGATCCCGTGTCTGCCGGTCCAGAGCCTCTTGGTCGGCAGGACCGGCTACCCGCCGTGCGTTCTGTGCCTCCACGAGGCGAAACTGGTTGCGGAGCAGCGATGCTCCGGGTAGGATGGGTTCTGACCTCGCGTACGGCATTTCGGGAAACCGAGACTCCCGCGGCGAGAACAGCCCGGTGGCACTCCTCACCCGAGTCCCGCCGGGCTCTTTTGTTTGCGCTTGACTAGTGCCCAGTAGTAGGCTAGCACACCACGAAAGGAGGCCCGAATGGACGCTGGACCCGTTAACACGGTGATCAAGAACGCGGTGGACACGCTGTCGGCCGAGTTGAAGGCTGACAAAGGCTTTGCTTGGGCGTGGCAATGCAATCTCGCCATGATGGCATACGACGCTGGAGCTCCACATCGAGAGTCGAACATTCGGGCAGCCAGTTTCATGCACACGCTTTTCGGGGTGGATGTAACATCCTTTCCTGAATACCAAGCTATCGTCGGAGGGTGATGGCGCCCCATGCCGCGCGTGAAGCAAGTCGCCCCGCCGATAGACCCGAACGACCTCTTCCGAGGCCTGCGCCCCGAGCAGGACCTGTGGCTGCGCCGCTTCCTGGACGTGACCGACAAGGCCTGCTTCATGCGGCCCGAGCAGACCGCCAAGGCAATCGGCAAGAGCGCGAACTTCGGCCTCTTCCAGAAGAACATCCTGGGCCCCCGGATCAAGGCGTTCCTTTCCGACTGCGGGCTGGACGAGCAGAGCCTGCGCTGCAAGCTTGTGGAGCTCCTGCACGTCCGCACGACCAAGACGATGGTGATCCCCGGCCAGGTCGAGGAGTGGGAGCTGCCGGACTGCGTGAAGATCCTGGGCGTGTTCCAGAGGGACAAGGTCGTCGGCGCCGGGGAGTTCATGACCACCATCCGGGAGGACGTGACCCTGGTCTGCATCGATGAGGAGGCGCCGGACCTGCAGCGCCGCGCCCTGGACATGGCGTTCAAGCTGACCGAGATGTACCCGGCCGAGCGGGTCGAGCATTCCGGGCCAAAGGGAGGGCCGATTGAGCTTTCAGACATCGACCGAGAGGCTCGACTCCGCTTCATTGCTGAAAGCGTTCGGCGGGCGGATGCCGAGCGACGAGGAGTTGGTGGCGCTGAGTCCCCTGTGGGTGCCTCTTCCCGGCCCGCAGACTAGCGCGTACTTCAGCCAAGCGGACATCCTGTACTTCGGCGGGAGCGCCGGGGGCGGGAAGTCGGACCTCCTCCTGGGTCTTGCTCTCACGCAGCACGAGCGGGCCGCCATCTTCCGCCGGCAGTCGGTCCAGCTATTGGGCCTGACCGACCGGCTCCTCGACCAGATCCTGAAGACCCGCGAAGGCTGGAACGGCCAGAAGAACGTCTGGCGCAGTCCAGAACGGCAGATCGAGTTCGGCTCTTGCAACAACGTGGGTGACGAGCAGGCGTACCAAGGCCGTCCCCACGATCTGAAGGCCTTCGACGAGATCCCCCACTTCGCGGAGTCCCAGTTCCGGTTCCTCTGCGGTTGGTTGCGCTCCACGACGCCCGGCCAGCGCTGCCGGGTCGTAGGCGCCGGCAATCCCCCGATCACGGCCGAGGAGCGCTGGGTCATCGGCTACTGGGCGCCTTGGTTGGACCCGGACAAGTACCCGGACCCGGCCTTCCCCGGCGAGCTGCGTTGGTTCACGACGCTCGACGGCGAGGACGTCGAGGTCCCGAGCGGGGAGCCGTTCGAGCACAAGGGGGCGATGATTTACCCGAAGTCCCGGACCTTCATCCCCTCCAACGTCCGGGACAACCCCTACCTGATGCGAGCCGGCTACGAGTCCACCCTCCAGGCGCTGCCCGAGCCACTGCGTTCCCAGATGCTCTTGGGGGACTTCAGGGCTGGGGTCGTCGCGGATCCCTGGCAGGTCATCCCCGAACCCTGGGTGCGCGCGGCACAGGCCCGGTGGACCCGCAAAGACCCGAAGGGCATCATGGACTCGATGGGTGTCGACGTCGCCCGCGGGGGCCGGGATAAGACGCTCCTGTCCTGCCGGTACGGCTCCTGGTTCGACGAGCTGATCGCCTATCCTGGCAAGGAGACACCCGACGGCCCGGCCGTAGCGAGCCAGGTCATCCTCCACCGCCGCAACGCCGCGCCCGTCCACATCGACATCATCGGCGTCGGCTCCTCCCCCTTTGACAACCTGCGAGGCAATGGGGTCCAGACGATCCCGATCAACGGGTCGGCCGGGTCCACCGTGCGGGACAAGACCAACCAGCTGGGCTTCCTGAACCTGCGGGCCGAGCTCTGGTGGCGCATGCGGGAGGCCCTCGACCCAGACACCGGCGACAACCTCGCCCTGCCTCCCGACCCCGAGCTCCTTTCCGACCTCTGCGCGCCAAAATGGCAACTCACCGTGCGCGGGATCAAGGTGCAGGACAAGGAGGAGATCAAAAAGCTGATCGGCCGAAGCCCGGACAGAGGCGATGCGGTCGTCATGGCGCTGCGGGCTACCCCGAAGACGAACGGCGAGACCTGGGGGCGTGGGGCAAGGTTCGCCAAGATCAAGTGCAACCCGTAAACTGAGGGTCAGGTCTTTACAACGCGAACTCTCTGTGTCACCCTGTCGGCACGGAGGGTTTCCCATGCCGCTTGGATCGCCTTTATTCGGGAAGAAGCCAACATCGCTGGGCAAGCCCACAGATGATCCGTGGGCAGAAAGCGTGCGTTCCGACCTCCTGAAAGACCCTACCATAGGCCCCGCTCTCCAGGCGGCCCAGCAACGATACGGGAGCATATTCGGCTCCAACCCTGGTCAGATCACGCCGCAGTTTCGTACCGGAGAGTTTGACCCGACTTCGGCGATTTTCGAATTCCGGTCTGGAAAAGGAAAGCTCAACATCACGCCCAGGACATCCCCCGGGGACACGATCCGCGTCGGGGATTCTGTGGAGCAAGATCCGAACGGGAAAAAGCCGGGGGATTGGGTGGGTGGTTTCGAGGTGAGCGACGCGCATGGCGATCAGAAGGCCGCGCAGAACGAACTCCGCGCGGATATCGCTTCTGGGATCCTGGCGTGGGCTGGAGGGGGGTTAGCCTCTGGGGCCTTCACTGCCGCTGCTCCCGCTTCGACCGCCGCTGCTCCCGCTTCGACCGCCGCTGCTCCCGCTTCGACCGCCGCTGCTCCCGCCGCTACAACCACAGGAACTATGGTGGAAAGCGGAGCACCAGCCTACAGCGGGGCGGGAAGTCAGGCTCCGGGGGCTCTCTCACCTTTCTCGTCTGTTGGCGGTGGGGCGTATGGACAGCCGTTAGCCGGCTCTTCTCCTGGGTTTTTCTCCTCGCTGGCTTCCGGTGGCAAAGAGGGGGGCCGGGCATTGCTGGCCGAGGCGAAGGCCAAACCGTTCACCACGGCCGTGCAAGCAGTCTCCTTGGGATCTACAGTGAAAGCGGCTCTTACGCCTTCTGTGAAGGCTGATCGAGGAAACACAGGCCCCTCTCCGCAAGACGCAGCACTTCTTGCTTCCCAACGCATCGAGGCCGACCGCCGGCGCCGGGGTCTCCTGGGCCGGGCGCTCCTGCGGTCCTCCTTCAGCCCCGGCTCGCCTCTCGGCTCCTCGGGCGCCGGCGGCAACGCTCTCCTCGGGCAATCCGCGTGACCGGCAGGGTCCTCATCGTCGCGCTCCTCTGCCTGACCGGCTTGGGTGCGCTCGCGATGTGCCTACAGGTCGACGGCGCGAAGGACATTGCCTTGACAGCCGCGGGCGCTTTGGCTGGAGCTCTGGCCGGGCAGCAGATCCCTCCTTGCGCGGAGAAGCCAGAATGAGTGCCATCGGGGACGTGGATCTGCGGGACTGGGGCGCCGGGGAGCCCGACGGCCTCTTGCTGGCTGCGGGTGAGCGGGAGCCGGAAGGGCCTTACGTCGTGGAGCAGCGAAGACCCACATTCGCTGGGTGTGTGGCCTGCCTGCACTTCGGCCCAGGCCTTCCTTGGCTCTGTTCTCCCGGCGGAGAAAGCTGATGGAGGAGCTCGCCGCCGGGATCATCCGCCGGGCCGAGAAGGCGTTCCGTCGGCTGGAACTCTTCCGGGATATCTACCAGCGGGCCTTCCGCTTGGGCTTCCCGGAGAGGGACGGTTGGTACGCCTCCACCGAGGGCACGCGTCGCCACCGGGAGATCTACGACTCCAACTACGCAGACTCCTGGGAGCGGCTCGCGAACGCCATCTACACCGGGATGTGCCCCCCGTGGGCTGCCTGGCACCAGCTCACGCCCGGCTCCGAGGTCCCCAAGGAGAAGCAGGACGAGGTCCTCACGCTCCTCCAGCCCCATTCCCGTGCCATCCGGGTTGCTCTCAGCCAGTCGAACTACTACACCGAGCTCCACTCCACGATCACCGACCTGATCGCCGGCACCGGGCACCTCCTGACCGACGAGCACCCAAAGAAGGGCCTCGTCTTCCGCGCGATCCCGATCCACGAGGTGGGTCTCGAGGCTGACTCGTTCGGGATCACGGCCCGGTTCTGGCGCCGGAAGGCGGCCGCGCGGGACCTGAAGAAGGAGTTCCCCGAGGCGATCCTCCCTTCCGATCTGGATCAGCAGGTCCGGGACCGGCCCGACGAAGACGTCGAGATCCTGTCGGCCACGCTGGAGCACGAGAACCCGAAGTACGAGGCGATTCAGTACGTCCTCCACGAGAAGTCCAAGCGGATCCTGACCGAGCGGAACTTCTTCGAACAGCCCTGGAGCAATCCCCGGTGGTCGGTGCTATCAGGCGAGGTCCACGGCCGTGGGCCGGCTTTGAAGGCCGAGCCGGGCGCGTATAGCGCGAACGAGGCCGCCAAGCTAATGCTCATGGCCGCGAACATCTCGCTCTTCGGGATGTGGTTGGTCGACTCCGACCGGATCAACCCGGACAACATCGAGCTGGGCGCCGCGGCCATGATCCCCGTGAAGGGCGACGGGACGAGCGTTGAGGCTGCCATGCGGCCCCTCGTGCCCTCTACCAACTTCGACGTGGCGCGGTTCTCGATCGAGGACCTGCGAGCCCAGACGAAGCGGGGATTCTACCGGGACAATCTAGGCAGCATCGAACGGCCGGGTATGACAGCCACCGAGGTCATCGAGCGCCAGGCGCTCGTCGCCCAAGACATGGGCGCGGCCTACGGCCGGATGACGCATGAGCTCCTCCAGCCGGTGCTGAAGCGGGTGTCCGGGATCCTCGCGCGGGCCGGGCGGATGCCGCCTGAGATTCGGATCGATGGGCGGGTCGTCGGCGTGCAGTACACGTCGGCTCTGGCGCGGGCCCAGCAGTACGAGGAGGTCGTCGGGATGCGCGCCTTCGCCCAGGACGTCCTGGTCCTCTCCCAGATCGACCCGAGCGCCAAGTTCTCCCTGAACGCCAACGCCTACGCCCGGAAGATGGCGGGCCTGACCGGCGTTGACCTGGACATCACGAGGACCGAGCCCCAGGTTCGAGCTCTCCTACAGCAGCAGGCAGAGGGTCAGGCGGCGCTGATGCAGGGTGGCGCCCTCGAGCCGAAGGATAGCCTGGCCGGGGCCGTGCCGGCAGGGGCGGCGGTCTAAGTGGACCCCACACCAGAGTTCGCGGCGAACAAAGCCCGCAACGATGAGCGCCGGATCGAGGCGGCCAACGACGCCGTAGCCTTCTGGCGGATGGCGCAGACGGACGACGGGAAGCGGATCCTCGCCTTCCTGGAGCGGTTCACCGACCGACCGGTGCCGCTGGAGCAGATGCCCTTCGGGGCAGTCCACAAAGAGGGCCAGCGTTGGCTCCTTCGTGAAATCCGGACCCAGATCGCAACGGGAGAAAGGGAAATCCATGGAAGTCAGACTTAAGAAGAACCACGAGCTGATCGGCTTCACCGAGGAGATCAAGGCCGGGGTGAACCGCACCCTGGCGGCCGGACCCCTGCAGAAGGGCATTGGCTTGATCCCCTACGACGTCCTCTTTTTCATGCACCCGACGAGGATCGAGGGGGAGATCTTCTGCGGCTTCGCGATTCTCGCCAACAGCAAGGAGCACGCGGAGATGCTGCCCGGATACAAGCCCTACGGGGCGCCGGGGCAGAAGACTGTGATTGCTTCGAAGCGGGCGGAAGCCGGGGAGGATCTCTTCAGTGCCTGATCCGATCATCACGCCCGACCCGACCCCGGACCCGACGTCCACGCCGGATCCCACGCCGACTCCGGATCCAACACCGGCCGCCGATGACCTCCTGCTGAAACCCGGCGACGGGATCACGCCCGAGCCAAAGGATGGCCCGCCGGTCGCCGGCGTGGCCTACGACTGGGACAAGGACCCGCTCCAGCTGGGCAACCTCGTCCTGGGCAGCGAGGGCCAGGAGTACCTGCTTGCTGGACGCTACAAGGGGGCCAACGCCAAGGAGGCCTTCCAGAACTTAGAGAAGGGCTACGTCGAGCTCCGCACCCTCCTGGGCCAGAAAGGTTACGTCGCGCCCGAGACCTACGACCTGACGACCGCGGCGCTGAAGGATCTTCCCGAGGTGACGACGGCACCCCTGGTCGAGCTGGGCAAGAAGCTGGGCCTCACGCAGGCAATGATTGAAGGCCTGGCCCCCGAACTCGTGGAGCTGAAGAACGAGCTCGTCACGATGGACAACACGGCGCGGCTGGCCGACGCCTGGGGCGTGAAGAAGGACACCCCGCAGTTCGCCGAGCGGTTGGGCAAGGTCGAGCGCTGGGCCAATCAGGCGGTCAGGGATGGGCTCTTCACTGCAGGGCAGATCTTCGATCCCGGCGGGCTGGCTCGGTCTGCCGGCGGCGTCCAAGCCCTCGAGGCCCTGATGTCGAACGGGATGGAGAAGGGCTTCTGGGTGGGCGGGGAGTCGGCGTCCAGCGCAGTCCTTTCCCTGGTCGACGCCAAAGCCTACGTCCAGAACACGAAGAGCGCGTACCACGACCGGCAGCACCCGGATCACAAGCGGGTTGTCGAGGCCGTGACGCTGGCCTACCGCTCCCAGCCGGGCGGTGACCGGGCGGTGATTCCGTGAGTTCTCCCGTCACAGTGACGCTTCTCTCTGGCGATGCTCCCATGCAATGCCAGGCTTGTGGGCGGGAAGTTTCGGAGGACATAGCTTGGCGGGTTGTGGACCCGGTTGCGCGGGCTGAGATCTGGTTTGCCTGCCCTGGGTGCAAAGCGATAGGCACGCTGGTCTACAAGAGCGGCGAGCTTCGTTCCGGTACGCTGGTGTTCACGTGACCCCCGAAGAGATCCGCCTCGAGGTGGAGCGCCGGGTCGTGGAGAAGATCCTCGACCACGGCGCCGCCATCGCGATGTCACGAGGGGACTTGCAGTCCGGTGTGAATCGGGCTACAAGGGAGATCGAAAAGCTGTTCCCAAAGATTCAAGACCCGGCCCCGGACTCGGCCACCCCGAAAGGACCCCGAGCGAGGCGCCAAACGAGTACGCCGGCCACCCCGTAAGGGCCCCGGAAACCCCGCAAGACAGCAGCACCCGCCCCAACGACGGCCCCTAATGGCTACCCGTCGGAGGACGGAAAGGCGTAGTTCCCCTTTCGTTCACCGACAGCCGATAGGAGTTGTCCCATGTCTTCGACCGTAGACCAGGCATTCGTCGCCCAGTTCATGGATTTCGTCGTCGCGCAGGTCAATCAGACCCAGTCGCGCCTCTCCTCGTGCGTGTTCGTCAAGGACAACGTCACGGGCAGCACCTGCCGTTTCAACAAGATGGACGACAGCGACATGTACAGTGGGAGCCGCCACGGGGACACGATCCTCGCGGACGACGCCCACAGCTATGTGGACGCGACGCTGAAGGACTGGCACAAGGCGTTGCTGGTTGACGAGCTGGACAAGCTCAAGACTCTCGTGTCCCTGGAGAACGTGTACACCCAGAACATCCTCGCGGCCTGCCAGCGGCGCAAGGACCGCACGATCATCCTGGAGGGGCTCTCTCAGTCGGCCGGCACATACAGCGTGACCGGCGCGACGAACGGCGGCCTCGAGTACGCGACCGTCGTGAAGGTCGCGGGTCTGGCCGAGGACCTGGAGTGGCCCGAGGACGAGAGGTACTTCGGATGGACCGGCGCCGGCCTCGCCACGCTGCTCGAGGACGCGCAGCTCACCAGCAAGGACTACAGCGCCGTCCAGGCGATCCAGAACGGCAAGTTTGGCGCCGAGGAGCGCTGGATGGGTTTCCGGTGGGTCAAGATCAACGGCCCGGCTCTGCTCGCGGCCGGGAAGCGAACGGGCGCCGTCGGCGCGGTCATGGCCGAGACGACGTATGCCTGGCACAAGTTCGCCGTCGGTCTCGCGATCGGCCAGAACGCGAAGGTCCGGATCGCGGAGCGGCCGGACAAGAACCACGCCACCCAGGTATACGGTTGCCTCTCGATGGGCGGGGCGCTCGTGGACAACGACCGGATCATCGACGTCGTTCTCGACTACTGATCTCGCAGTGCCCCTGGGGTCTGAGCCCCAGGGGCTTTCCTCGTTTCACGGTAGAGCACTGAAGGAGAACGATCATGGCTGCTGTTGCATTCGCAAAGGGAACCGCCGCCGCCGCTCACTACGCAGGCTCCAAGCTTTCGACCGCTCAGCTGGGTGGTCGGAAGCGCTGCGCCACCGATGTCGTCACGCTCGACGCCGCCGCCAACAGCGGCGCCACGCTGCTCGCCGCCTGGATTCCGTACGGGGCGACCATCCTGGATGGCTTCGTCACCCACGGGGCCACCGACACCTCCGTCACCGTCAAGGGCGGGATCCGGGGCTGTTCCGCGACCCCGGTGGACGACAACGACGACATCTTCTTCACGGCTCTGGCTTGCGCCACGGCCGCCGAGTCGCGCTCCGCGCCGAAGCGCCTCCAGGTGATGACCCCCGTCGCCGACATCGTGGCAGCGGCCCCGACGCCGGGATACAAAGTCACCGACCCGATGGGCGCGAACATCCTCCTGACCACCGGCGGCGCGGCCAACGGCAGCACGGCGGCGAAGTTCTTCGTCTCCGTCGATTTCGTCATGGACTAAGTCTTCTCCCGGCAGGGGAGCCTTCGGGCTCCCCTCTTTTTCTCGGCTTCGGAGGATCGACGTGGAAAAGAGATTTCCGTTCGGCCTTCGGGTCGGCACGATTCAAGAGATCCGGCCGGGCGCCGGCGTCACGATCGGGGACGCACTCATCTCGGCCGGGAAGTTCAACGGTCTGGAGGTGTCTTCAGGCAAGGTCCTGAACTCCATCGCGGCCGAGCTGGTGACCGCCGGCACCGGCGTCACGGTCACCGACTATTACTCCGGGTCGATCCACCGGACGGTCTGCCAGATGACCGCTCGAGCGATGGCCATCGCGAAGGGCACGGGTAGCACCGGTTACGGCAGCCAGCTCCTCTTCACCGCCCCCCTGGGTGCCATCGCGATCCTCGGGGTGTCGACGGTGCTCACCGCGGCCGTGACGGCCTCCTGGAACCCCACGACGCCCGTCGCCGGCATCGGCACGACCGCAGCCGCCGTCGACAACGCCACCCTCACCACAACCGAGGTCGACATCCTGGCCTCCACATCGCTCACAGTCTCTGCGGACGCGACCGCCTTGAAGGTTCTCGGGCCCGCGACCCTGCGCCCAGTGTTCGACGGGAGCTCCGCGGCGAAGGATGTCTACCTGAACGTCGCCTGCAACTCGGATCCCGGCGCGGCCAAGAGCCTGACCTGGACCGGGAAGGTCTACGTCCTCTGGGCCTTCCTGGGCGACCTGACGTAGGAGAAGCCATGCCCCTCCACAAAGGCAAGTTAGACAAGGTCATCTCCAAGAACATCGAGGAGATGATGAAGGCCGGGCACCCGCAGGACCAGGCAGTTGCCGCAGCCATGCGGATGGCGGGCAAGCCCCTCCTGCGGCCGGGCCCCGGCATGACCGCCGCCGAGAAGGAGGAGATGCGGAAGAAGATGAAGAAGAAGGGGATGATGGAGTGAACCGTAAGCTGCGGATCGCCGTAGGGCTGCCCGTCTACAAGCCCTACGATGTGGAGCTCTACGACCGGTCCAAGACCGGCCCTCTCGCCTTGCCCCCCGGCCTCGCCCATCCGGCTACCTTCGAGTCCTTCTACAAGACCGTCGAGGCGCTGCGTGGTTCCGTGGACTTCAGCCTCTTCAAGCTGGTCGGATGCGGTTGCCTGGATCAGGCTCGAGCGATCCTCCTGGGCGACTACCTAGCCTTGCGCGAGCAGATGTCGCTGGACTACTACTGGATGCTCGACGCCGACCTCTCCTGGGAGCCCGAGGACCTGATGGCTCTGCTCCTGCGGGACAAGGACCTCGTGGGTGCCACGTACCCGATCAAGACCTCGGAGGCCGCCGCCCGCGGGCAGTCGGCTGGCCGGGGCCTCGTGGGTGAGCACCCGAAGGGCGGGCTCCTGAAGGTCCAGTATCTGGCCGGCGGGTTCATGCTGCTGAAAGACGAGGCCCTCTACCGGATGTGTCATGCTCACAGGCATCTGGCCTTCCGGAACAACCCGCCGGCGTTCACTCGCTCGATTGCCCTGTGGGCGACCTGCTTCGCCCCGGCACCCGAGGCTTGGAACACACCCGGCGAGAAGGAACTCCTGAGCGAGGACTACGCTTTCTGTGCTCGAGCGTCTGATGCTGGGATTGACCGGTGGCTGGACATGAACATCCGGCTCGCCCACTGGCAGGGCGACACGCCATACCTGTTGCCGGTGGAAAATGCTGCCTGACCTCCTCCGCTGCGCGGTGCCCTTCTGCATGGACACTTGCGGCGTGAGCGTGACGGGCGTGAACGGCAGGATATACCCGACGCAGCTCTGCATGCGACACTGGTTGGCGGCAATGGCGATGATTCTGCGGCCGAGACGAAAGGTCTCCGGTGGGTAAGAAGATCACCGAACTCCCGAGCGCTACCGTCCTTTCTGGGGCCGAGCTGAGTGTGGTCGTCCAAGACGGCGCCACCAAGCAGGTCGCGATGCAGGTGGTGGTCGACACGGTCTTGGCCCAGGCGCCTGCGGGGCTTGAGGGCCCGCCCGGCCCTCAAGGCGAGCCCGGTCCCGCAGGTGTGGCCGGATGGGCGGATCTCGGCGTCTTCGTTGGCGTGGAGGAGCCGGTTGGGCTTAAGACCTACGCTGAGTGGGCCGCAACCCGGACTGGCTACTGGTCGTGGATCGACATCTCGGGAGAGCCTGTTTCCAACGGAATCGCCACTCTCGTTGCCGTGACAGCCTCGACGTCTGTCCGGGCCTTTATCGGGGTGGGGACTCCTCTCGCGGCGTTGCTCAACGCTACTGCCACAACGTCCATCATCGCATTGACGGGAGCGGCTACCGGGTCATTGGGCGGGGCCAGCATAGTCAGTGTAAGCGTCTCAACGACCGTCGGGGCGCTTGCCGGGGCGGCCCTCGGAGGCGCGGCCCTAGTGGGAGTCACTGCCACCACAAGCATCAACGCTTTGTCAGGCGTGGCAGCCAACGTACCCCCCTCCTTCACCTCTCAACCCGTCGCACTCCGCGTGACGAATGGGGGCGTCCATTTTGGCTATGGCACGGCCGACCCGGACGGCGATAACTACGATGTGGCGTACCGTTTCGACAACACGGGGTCGTGGACGACGATTTGGACGAACGAGGCTCCTGGGGCCGGGAAGGTTGTGTACACGCCCTGCGCTGGGGCTACGGGGAGCCACACGATCGCACTGCGACTCACGGCACGGACGGGGGATGCAACGCCGGCCTATAGCGACAGCGTGGCCGTCGATATCCCGAACGTGACCATTGAGGTTCTGGGACAGACGATCGGGAATGCTCCCACCGGCTGGACAAACGTGGCGCGACAAGGGACGTTTACCGTTGAGGATGGCGCTGCCGTAGGTTCCTTGGCAAACAGGGTGGTCAAACAGTACTACGACGGAACGGCTGGGCTTTATAATTATGATCGTGTAGACATATCCACAGCGGCCTACACGAGAGTCGCTGTTCGCGTGCGGCGGGATGGACTGACGGGGGGAAGTAGTTGTATCCGAATCGCTACGGCGCCCGGTGACATTCTAGGCATAGTGCAGGCAGAGGGAGATGGGCACTTTAATTACACCATGGACGTAGGAGGCAACCATCTATTATCAACAGACACCACATGGGTGGCCGATACGTGGCAGGACGTTGAGTTGCGAAACATTAACCTGAGTGCCAAAACAGCAGATATATACATAGATGGGGTACCCAAGGGCTCTATAACTTTATGGGTTGGCTGGTCTGGAAGCAGCTTCAATTCTTTCGAGCTTGTCAATTGGCCTGGATCGGGAACAAGCGTTAACACCATGTACCTCGACTACGTAAACTTCTGGATCTAGGAAGATGCCTATCCTGCCGGCAGCCTGGAACCCGCCATATCACGCTGTGGCGGTCACTGCAGCTCAGTACGCGACTGCAGCGGATCGTGTGAGCCGCTTTGCCTCTCTGAACACAGACATCATCACCGAGGCGGGTCCTTACTATGGAAAGAAGTACCTGAGCCCAGGGGCTAGTTTCACGATATATTTCTATCCGGCAGAAGTTGGTATGTTGGTAATGTGTGGAGAAGACCCAAGTCTCTACACTAATCGTGCAGATTATAGAGCTATGTTTGAATGGGTCCTGTCGAAGCAAATTAGAAATGGAAGCACCACATATACAAGGGCAGTCTCAGGTGGTACTGGCACGTATACTCTAGGGGCCTACCCGGAACGCATCCCAAAGAGCGGCACCGTCAATTTGTCCAACCCCGGCTCCGATCAATGTATGATTGCTTGGGGGGATCGAACGTGCATCGGCAGTCAGATACTAACAACGATTGCGCTTTGCGAATACGGGAAATTGGCGGGTTATGATGCCGAGTGGGTAACTTGGTGGGCATCGTACCGACAACAGATAGTAGATGGGATCGAGATGGTCCCGTATGATACAACAGCGCATCTCGTGAAACAATGGGATGCTCCTTACTATGGCATAGCTTTCAATTCCCTGGATGGGTTGCTTATAACAGGGCACCAAATAGCAACCTCAAGTTGGTATTATGTAGCTTGTATGCGTATGGCCGAGTGCTGTTATCGAGCTGGAGAGAATCAAGAGGCGGTTGATCTCTATTACAATCGTGCGCAGGAAGTAAAAACGGCGATCCAGGGCAAGTTTCGGGCAGCTAGCCCCACCTTCGACGGCGTGCACTTGAACTGGGACCGCTACCAGCCGCAGACCATGACGAACGGGGCGCTGGAGGGCTTCACCTGGAACAGCGGCGCCGGGAAGATCCACGTCGTTGAGGACCCCACCGATGCGGCGAACCAGCTCCTCAAGATTGAGGACGACTCTGGGAGTGCTTGTATCGGTATGGCGCGGACGTTCACTCGGGCACAATTTCGGCGCCCCTGGCAACGCGCGCGGACGGCATTCGTGGCGTCGCAGACGAACGTGGCGATGTGGCTGTGGGATCTCCTCGACCATAACGGGGTGCGGATCTTGGGCCTCGGACTCGGCGCCGATGGGAATATCAAGGCAACGAGTGATGGCACGACCTGGGTCGATCTCCCGACGCCGATGACTTACAGCACGGGCACGAAAACCCCCGTGGGACTGCGCTTCGATTGGGCCGGCCAACAGACGGAGGTGTGGATAGGAGGAGCGAGCAAGGGTAGCGTCGCCATGGGAGGTGCTGCGGTCGATCTTTCGGCGATTAGCTACCGAGGAGGCGCGGCCGATTCGGATATGGGCTCGGTGCTGCATGACGACTGGACCACTTACGACATGCCCGGCGAGGGAACTGACACGGGAGCGATGGGCTACCTGCCATGGGCGACTGGGGCAGACGGGAACACGATTTCAGTGGAGGGCACGGCTTTTGCCGCCTGGGCGGGGATCTTAACGTCTGAGCAGACGCTACAGGCCGGGCGATTGATGAGTTTGTACTATGACAAACCGGACTACTCGGGCGTTGGGGAAGGGGATGTGTTCCTGCGTGTTCCGGGTCTACGCATGATTAAAAGAAACCCTGGTCCATGGAGTGAGGATTATATACCAGATATAAAGGTTTGGCCTGTATCATATTACCCCGGCGTATATGGAGTCTACGTTTGGGGAGGGTATCACTATAGCTACTCTCATTGGCCTATTTGGTTGATGGCCCAGCACAGCAAAGCACGAGCGCAAGAAGCAGCCGGGACCTTGCTTGATGATATTGGGCTGGATATTCATGCTCCGTACGAGAGCGCACAGAATGGTGTGCCTAATGGGACGAACTACCTGCAGGCTGCGGTATCATTCCTGGGGATGGTTAAAATAGAGAGTTTTGGCATTGGCATAAACACCTTCAAAGGACCTTCTGGAATCCTTTACCCACTACGAATGAAGGGAGATTGACATGGCATTCAACACCGGCGTGACTCGTTACCAGAAGAAGAGATGGTTGGATGCTATCGCGGCTCTTTCTACGCTCAAGATCGCGCTCTACAGCACGACCACAAGCCTGGATGCAAACCAGGACCCGGCATCGCCTCTGGCCTACACCGCAACCGGGGAACTCACATCATCCGGCACGGGGTACACGACCGGCGGGTACGCCGTCGCCAGCGCGAGCGTCACCGCTTCAGGCAACAGCTACCAGCTCGATTTCACCGACCTTTCCATCGGGTCCGGCACGATCGCATCAGGAACCTACGGCGCGATGGTCTACGACACGGCCGACAGCAACCGGGTACTAGCGGTGCTTCAGGTCAACGTGACCGTCGGCTCGAGCGGGACGACGATGACCATCACGGTGCCGACGGGCGTGATCGCTATCGGTTAAGAGGGATGTCATGCTCCTGATCGAGACGGGCGAGGCTCTGCTGCTGGAGGAGGATGTCGATGAGGTTGCCTTGATCGCCCAGGCAGTCGCCGCCCGCTTGGGCGTCGACACCACGGTTCCAACAGTGGAACGCTTTGAAGGACGCACCCTCAACTCGGGCGAGTACATGACCGAGTCTCGGATGCGCCAGATCCAGGCTCTGCTCTCTCTCCTTACGAAGAAACGAGGATGAACATGAAACGCTTCCTGACTGCTCTGCTCGTGCTCCTGCTCGCCCTTCCGGCCCTCGCGGCCGATCTCGGCACGGTCACCTGGACCGGTCCTGATCTCATCGGGAAGTATGATGGTAGCCGCCGAATCATGCGCTACACCGCGACGATCCTCTCCGACGACGACACCGAAGGGGTAGCCGGCACGGCCCTGACCTCCACGAAGGCTCTGAGCGGGACACTCCTCCTGGTGGAGGCGCGCGACGGCGCCACGACGCCTTCGACCGCCTGGGACTTCACGCTGGTGAACGATTGGGGTAACGATGTCCTGGGCGGGGTTGGAGCGAACGTGCCAACGACCGGGATCCTGAGCCCCCCGAAGAATACGGTCGCGACAGCGGCGCTCACGCCCATGCCGATCCAGGGGACGCTCACCCTGTCGCTTACGAACCTGGGTGCTTCCAAGACCGCCAAGATCCGGCTCTACGTGGCTGAGTGATGACCTTCCTGCCTCCCGACTTGAAAGAGCACGCTGGCACGATCTCGGCCGTCCTGATCGGCCTTGTGGCCGTCATGGGTGGGGCTCTCGCCGGGATGGTGAGGTTCGTCGTCCGGCGATGGGAGAAGCAGGAGGCCGCGAAAGAGAACACCGTGGCCGAGGCCCTGAAGGGCGTTGGCACAGAGATCTCCAAGCTGGGGGACCGATTCGACAGCACGGTGCGGGACATCTTCGCCAAGATCGGCACCGTGGAGGAGAAGATGACGAACAGGGTCAACGAGGTTCACGAACGGATTCTGAACCAGGCGATCAAATGCGCGGCTCTCCATGGGCCTTCCGAACCGTGGGATGGAAGAACCGAGCGCCGGTCAAAGCCGCGGGGTCCGAAATGAGTCGCCGGCCGTGTGATGGTTGCGGCCTCGTGCCGAAGGAACTCTCCACGATCGCCCAGCAGATCGCCTTGGCGCGGGACCGGGAGCAGCCGAACCTCCTGGAGGAACCCATCGAGCGCCTGCGGCTCCTGATCCGCCGCACGTCCGGTAACGCCGCGGGACCGCCGCCCACCGGGAAGGGGACCACATGAACCAGCTTTCAGCGATCAACGCCGCGCTCCTGGCCCTCGGGCGGAACAAGATCTCCAGCCTGGAGGACACCTCGGTCGAAGCCCAGGTGGCTGGGGCTCTTTACGAGATCGCCTACGCGAGCGCCCTGTCTGGGTTCCGCTGGTCCTTCGCCCAGGCTACAACGATCCAGCTATCCCCGAGCCCCTTGCCGACGGCCGATGGGTACGACGTCTACCCGCTGCCCGCGGGCTGGTTCTCGGTCGTCCGGCTCTTCCTGGATTCGGGTGACCCAGTCCCGTTCCGGCTCGAGGCCGGCGCCGTCGTCACGCTTTCCGAGGTCCCCGCTGGGCGGAAGCTTTTCGCCCAATGCACGCGCCGGGTGGAGGAGGGCCTCCTGCCCCCGTACTTCGAAGCGCTCTTCATCTCCACTCTGATCACCTGGCTCGCGCTCCCGCTGACCGAGGATGCGAACCTGAAGATCGCCTGGGAGGTCACGGTCAAGCAGGCCCGCGAGGATGCCATCTGGATGGATGCATCAAGTGGCGGGCGGAAGTCCTTTCTGAACGTGGGACAGTTGAACATGGTGGCGGGCCGATGAGTCGCGTTCGCCCCCACCAGACGAACTTCGCCAGCGGCGAGCTCACCGACGCCCTGGATGGGCGCAGTGACCTCGATCGCTACTACAACGGCTGCCGGACGATGCTGAACTGGCAGCCGGTCGTCCAGGGTGGAGTTCGGCGTTCGCCAGGGACGGTCTTCGTAGCTGTGCTAGACGGCCGGACCCGCCTGCAGGCCTTCCATGCGGGCGCCGGCGCAGCGAACCGCTACCTGCTCGCTCTCGGCATCGACGGTTTCGGGGTGGGCTACCTCGACATCTACTGTCAGGGGACGAAGATTCAGACGATCACGGGGGCCCCGTGGGTGGAGGCGAATCTGTTCGAGCTGGACATCACGTCGGCTCTGGACACGGTTATCCTGACGGCAGAGACGACGCCCACCCAACGTCTCTACCGGGACTCTGGTGGCACCTTCCACCTGGAGAACCTCTTCGACACCAACAACGAGATCCACTTCGTGAACATCCCGACCACGATCCCGCTGGCCCGCTGGTATCCTGCCATCTACCGATTCCTGGGTGACCACGCCCAGACGATCGCCGGGAACGGGATGTACTACGAATGCACGACCGAGGGGATGTCGGGGGACACCGAACCAGCGTGGCCTACGCTGATCGGCGCTACGGTGGTAGATGGCGCCGCAACCTGGACCTGCAAGGGGCTTCGCGCCGAGTTGGAGGTGTGGGGTAGCGGGACGTATCTTCCCGTCTGGCAGGCCGGGAAGTTCCGGTTCGACGGGGCGCTGAACCGACCGGCCACACCGGACGGGTTCTTCTACCGCGCCTCGGAAGGGGGCTTCACGGGGGGCATGGAGCCCGAGTGGCCTGGAGAGCCGGTAGGTGAGGGTAGCTTCCTCACAGACGGAACAGTCACCTGGGTCCAAGGTGGTCCTCTCCTGGATCAGGGTTACCCCCGGTGCTGCACGTTCTTCGAAGACCGGCTCGTCCTGGCCGGGACGACGGCCTACCCCCACCGGCGTTGGCTCTCCAAGAGCGGCGACTACTTCAACTTTGACCTCGGAGTGGCGGTCGACGACGACGCGATCGACCGGGATCTCCTGGCCGACGAACTCCCCACGATCCAGTGGGTCCATGGCAGCCGGAAACTTCTCTTCGGAACCTCGATGGGGGAGTTCGCCGTTCTGCAGGACGGGCCGGTCACGCCGAGCGCGATGAACACAGCCCTCCAGACGAACGTGGGCAGTGCGCGGGTCTCTCCGGTCGCAGTGGATGGGGCGGTCCTGCACGTCACCGAGAGCCGCAAGCAGTTGCGCGAGCTCCTCTACAGCGACGTGGAGCAGGCTTTTTCGTCGAAATCCCTGTCCCTCCTCTCGTCGGCGGCGATCACCGAGGCAGTCCAGCTCGCCGCGAAGGCTTCCGTGGATCACGACGACGCTAACCTCGTCTACGTGGTCAACGCTTCCGGAACGGTCGGGGTGATGAGCGTCCTCCGGAACCAGGAACTCCTGGCTTGGTCGCGCCGGACGTTTGCCGGAACCGTCGAGTCGATCGCCACGATGGATGGAAAGGTCTACGCCAGCGTGAAGGTGGACGCCACGACCCGGCACCTCGTCTACTTCGACGACGAGGCGACGATGGACTCCCAGGGGTCCTTCACGACCGAAGGCCCTCCGGGGACCGTCTGGTATGCCTTCCCCCACTTGGCCGGGCGCGAGATCCAGGTCGTTGCGGATGGGATCTACCATGGCACGCAGACGTTTGCGCCCGGTGGGGCGATCAGGATCCCGACTCCGGCGAAGACCCTCACGGCCGGCCTCGCGATCCCGACGCCGACGCTGACCCTGATGCCCGTGGCGGTCGCTAAGAGCGGCAGCGTGGCAGGCGCCCTGAAGCGGCTTCTGCGGGTCTTCCTGCAGCTCCAGGACACCGCGAGCCTCTATGTCGACGGGAACCCGGTTCCGATCCGCGAGGCCCAGCACGACACGTCCGCGGCGATCGTGCCGTTCACCGGGACCAAACTCGTTTCTTGCCTCGGGAGGGACCGGGAGGCTACGATCACGATCACCGCCCCGGACCCCCTGCCGGCCACGGTGTTGAGTATCACACGGGAGGTGAGCTTCTGATGCTACCGATGATCCTCATGGCCGCGGCCGGGGTGGGCATGTCGCTGCTCCAGGCCAAGCATGACGCCGCAATCGCAGACCAGAACATCGAAGCGGAGAGGCAGGCCGGGGAGTGGAAGGCCGAGGACCGCCGGGCGGCCCTGCGTGAGGCCCTCGCCACCCAGCGGGTCTTGATGGCGAGCCAGGGGTCAAACCCGGATTCCGGGTCGAACCTTGTCTTGCGGGGCGATGCGATCCAGAACTTCCTCACGAACGTGAAGCGTGGCCGCGCCGGGACCGAGGCCGACATCGCGACACTGAAGAACAAGCGGCTGACTGCGGCGTTTAATGGCATCGCGGGCTCGAGCAACTCGCTCCTGAAGCTCTACGGGGACACCGCGGACACGAACCGGATGAGGCAACAGGCGGTCGGCGGCTACGCTACCCAGACGCCGAAAGCCACCACGAGCCAGAAGGGCTATATCTGATGCCCAAGCTCGCACTCTACGACGTCGAGGCCGCCCCCGGCGCTGCCTTGGTCTCCCCGGCCAGCGGCGAGGGCTTGCTGAACGCTCTCCAAGCGTGGCAGGGGCAGGCGGGGCAGGACAGCCTGAACGAGGCGAAGGACCTCGTGGAGCGCGCGAGCGTCCAGGCCTCGGAGGCCGGCACGCTCGCCGGCGGGCCGGCCGCCAAGGCCGGGCAGTCGATCCCGGCAAGCGATTTGACTACGATCGCCGGGAAGGCGTACGCGAAGGCGGCCGAGGACAGTTACATCTCTCAGGTAGAGAACGACTTCATCGACACGGACGCCAAGCTGAAGTTGCAGTGGGAGAGGAACCCCACCAAGTATGCGGAGGCCGCGCAGGAGCACCTGAAAGGCCTTCTTTCCAAGATGGACGCGCGCACTGCAGCGCGGGTCAAGCCTACGGCCGAGCGACTCGTCAACGCCACGACGAACGAACTGGCGGGCAAGCAGGTCGACCGGGACCGGGAGTCGGCCGGGGTCGAGACGCTGTTGTGGGCGCAGCACCAGGTCGAGAGCATCAAGCGGGCCGCCCGATCCGGTGCCAGGATCGTGCAGGCGTACGAGGACTACAACACCCTCGTGGAGCGCCTGGACAGCGCGGTAGCCGGTGGGCAGATCACCTCCCTGCAGCGGGCCGCTCTGCTGGAGCGGGCGCAGAAAGAACCTGCCCAGGAGACTTACATCGGGGACCACGAGGATGCCTCGTCCGTCGGGAAGGGCCCGGAGTTCACAGCCAAGTTCAAGGCCAACCCGCCGAAGGAGCTTTCCACGGACGACGTGGACAAACTTGTCTCCCACTTCGAAGCCCAGGACGCTAGGAGCCGGGACGAGAAGATAAAAGGTAAAGGCCTGGAGATCTTCGACGCAGTGAAACTCTTCCTGCCGAACGGGACCGCCGAGCAGTGGAAGGCGTACGCCCTGGGCAAGCTGGACAAGAACGACGTGGACGCGCCGAGCATTCGCATCCTGGTCGAGAATGAGATCGATGCCGAGATCGCCCGGCGTCAGGTGAAGACCTCCCAGGACTTGGTGGAGGACCTCCGCAACTACGAGAACCGGGCTTCGGCCTTCGGGCCGAGCATCGAAGAGGACGCTGCCTTCCAGGCCGTGGGCCGGGAGGCCAACACGGCCGACAAGCGAGCGGTCTTCGAGAAGTACCGGGACAAGCGCTGGATGGAGCAATACAGAGGCGCAGATCCCAAAGTTCGCCGGACTATGGAGTTGGCTCCGAATCTCAGTCCCGTGCAGCAGGCCTATGCGAACTCCTACAACGAAGGGCGGAACAAGCTGCAGGAGGTTCAAGAGACGCCAGAAGTAAAGCGTGTCTACAACCAGATCATGGATGACGTGGTTAACGCGACTACTGTGGAGAAGCGAACAGCCCTCATAAAGAAGCTGGATCTGACGGACCTGGAAGCTCGAGTCTCTCAGCGGATGCTGGACAACATCAGAAGTTCCATCGACACGATGCAACTGCGAAACGAGGCTGCCATCCGGCAGGCTGCAGCTGATAAACGGCAAGGCGAATCAGACGAGAACACGAAGTGGCTTCGTGACCACGCTCAGGCTTTGGCAGAAGCAGATCGGAGAGACAAGAATCAGACGCAATTCTACGCCGCGATCAAAGAGCGTCTGGATAACACGCTGCCCGAGGACAAGAAGAACGCGACGCTGATGGAGCGTCGGAGCAAGATACTGAATAATGCCCAGGGGTATCTCCTCACCCACCCCTCATGGGATCCGAAGAATCTGAGCGAAATCCTAGAGGCTGTGGACAAGATGTTCCTGCCGGTGCGGAACGCGAAGGGCGAGACCCGGTTCTCTGGAGAGATCACGCAGGCAAGGGGTAGGCAGCCGCGGGAAGTGTGGGACATCGAGGGGATCAATCCGAGCGACCCGCCTTTGAGCGATGTACGCCCAGGGGAAACTCTCATGGACAACCTCGTCCGGCGCCTGGAGGCGCTGCAGGCCCGCGGTAGGGATATCACGATCACACCCGAAAGTCTCCGTCAACTCTACGAGAAGGACAAGCTGTACGCCCCGAGGACCGGCCCAGACACGACGCCTCTTCTGGCCCCGGCGCAAGTGCCTGCCGCGGTGCCCCCAGCGGGAGCCCCGGCCGTCGCGCCTCGACCCACTCCTGCGCCCAAGCCCGCCCAGAAGCCCATCGTGCCGGGCGAGGCCGCCCGCAAGGCGCAGGCGGATTTCGTGGCGCTGATCAAGGCCCAGGATGACAAGAAGAAAGCCGACGAGGCCGCCAAGAAGGCGAACGAGGTCGCGGCGGAAGCGAAGAAGAAGGCCGACAAGATCGCCGCTGGCGAGAAGGCCGCCGAGGATCTGAAGAAGAGAACCCGGACGCCTGCCCAGGTCGAGGCCGACCGGAAAGTCGAAGCAGCGAAAGCTCTTGAGATCCTCAATCGCGGGAAGAGGCGCTGATGCCGTCCACGATCTTCGATCCTGCCCTGGAGGAGTTAGACGCCGAGCTGCGAGGCCAGAAGCCCGCTCCCCGGCCTCTGAACATTGTCGCGCCCGCGCAAGCCACCACGCAAACCCGTGTGCGGGCCCCCCAAGCGTCGGTGGTGAAGCCTCTTGACCCCGCCTTGGAGGAGATGGATGCCGAGCTGCGGGGGGTCCAGGCGGCGCAGCTCAAGGACGTGGGCTACGCCACCCGTTTTGAGAGCCCGGACGAGGCGGCCCTCGTCCACCGGCTGGCGAGTGAGAACGGGCTCCCGCTGGACGTCGTGAAGCGGAACCTCGCGGAGGTACAGGGGGTCAAGCGGGTCGAGGACCTGAACTATGACAAGCTGCTCCGGGAGTACCCCGCGACAGCCTCCCTCCTGGGCGACCCCCAGCTCGCCCCGGTGGCCCGCGCCGACGTTCACGGGCTCTCCTCGCTCGAGTGGCTCCTGGGCCGATGGGACTCCACGAAGGCGGGCAACCCACCACCGGAAGGCGGGCCGAAAGCCCTGGAGGAGCCGGAACCCGTCGGGGCTCTTCAGAAGGCTTGGAAGCGGGGCGAGACCCGCCTGACCGGGGTCGACCTCTGGCGCGAGGCGCAGCAGGCCAAGGACCCGGCCACCCAAGCACAGGTCTACGAAAAGATCCAGAAGCATGAGGCCGAACAGCAGAAGCTTCAGGACAGTCCTCGGACCTGGCTCGAGCGTCGCGCCTCCGAGGTCCTCTCGAGCACGGTGGAGCAGCTTCCCATGATGGGCGCGGTGTGGGGGCGGGGCGCCGT